GTCTGAATCTTCCTTCACAATCCGCTCGGCATCAATTCCCTTTTTGCGTAATCCAGCTACTACTAGATCGGCAATCTCTCTAGTGTATGACCATTCTCTTAATCTTCCGTCAGGAGAACGCTTGCCTGGCGTGTTTTCTCCATGACCATTGTCAATCAAAACTTTCATTTCTTTTCTTCCTCTTTTTTAGTTCCTATATTAATTTTAATCAGAGGCCCACACTCAGCTATTACAGCTAATAGGCATATTGTTCCAAGCCAATGCCAAAAGTCCTGGAAAATAAACTCTAATACTCCGATCATTTCTTTTCCTCCTTATAATTAATAGTCACTTGGCGGCTGCCGGTTAGTGCATCCGTGTACATCACATTTCTTTATTTCAGCTTCTTTCAATCTAAGCTCCAGTTCATGCTTTTTATGAATATCTTCCAAATGAGCGGACTGTTCCTGCCGGAGTTCAACATAAATAGCGTCAATCTTGGCGTCACGTTGAGCGATACGATCTTCAAGCCATGCGACTTGCTTGCGTTCATTTTCATCCTCCATACTATCCGCTGTCGCATCTTCCTTTCTTGCATTCGTTCGACGATTCACATAGAAGTTAACTATCCATTTGATTGCTTCAAAACCTCCCAAAGCCCCGATCAGAGCCAGCCATTCATTTAATCCCATATTCCTTTTCTCTATCTAATTATTAATACTACTTTTGTATCGCTTATAAGGCGAAGGGGTGTGCCCTTCGTTATTTGTTTTGTTTGTGTTTTATATCCGTCTTACTCGTGATGAGCAGGACGGTTTTTTATTTAAAGACATATCTCAACCAACCACTGAAGTAAGCACTATTCTCTAGGTAGTTGTTATCCTTCTCCGCCAGTCGTGCCTCACGTTCAAATGAGATCAGTCGGTAAGCGTCGTAATCCTCCTTACAATCAGCGAGTATGGAAGCGATCATCTTGCGGATACACCACTCTAGTACATACCATACATAGAATGTAGCTGCAGACAACGTTAACCACCATGCCGAGTAACCGAACACCAGCACTCCGATCCACAGCAGGATACCAGAAGCGGCCGTTAGTTCAATCCACTGCCGGGCATGCACACATTCATGATTGATTGTAGACTGCCTGACCTCTGTCTTGGACCATTTTGTGAATACCCACGCAAGCAGCGTGATAGTTGAGTAGCCGGCAAACAATAAATGCTTTGCGATCCAGCTTTCGTAAAATACCTTTTTCATAAGTTCTATTTTTAAATGATTAAATAATAAATTAATACCAATTAAGTAGTGTCATAGTAGTGCTGTCGTAGTTCTTAATGACCCAGTATGTATATAATAAATACTGAGATCCCTTATTATTATACTGTCTTATCCCTTGCAATTCTAAATATCCTCCGACCTTGATTTTTATTATATCGAAATCCCTTTCTGTTCCATCGCTTCTGTCTCCTGGAAGAACGAAAGCACTAGGTTCCTTTAGTGAAGATCTAAATTCCAATGATTGCCCGGCTTCCCCGCCGACATATATTTTAATAGTAGCTCCATTAAATTTTTCATTAGTAAGATTACTAACAGTTACGATGTTCACATTCTCAGGCTTGGCAATGTATGTGAAATTAAAGCCAAGGTTACCTTCAGGATTTAGTTGTATATCTTCAAAGCTTTCATAAACTCTGAATGGAGTCTTAACAGCGCCGGTAAAAATACCATCCCCCTTGACAGTGACATTAGCTTTGCCGTTTTCGTCTATGGCTACGACAAACTTGTCATCAATATTAATACCGGTACTCATAATGGCGTTAACGAGCAGATCACCATCAATTTGAATCTTGTCCCCTTTGATTTTGATGCCTTCCTTACTAGCATTGATAGCAGCAAGTATTGAGTTCGGATTACCATCTTTATCCTCACCCATAATCTCCACTTTCCACTCTTTTGCATTCTGAGTAACTTGAGTACCGATCTCTTTAATGATATCTCCTTCAGCATCAGTAACGGCTTCCTCGAACTTGGTGATCAATCCTTCTGCGGTCAAGTTAAGTTCAGATTTGCGGCTTTCTGTTGTCGCGTCAATCTCGCCTTTTGCTGATATCGTTTTCTGCTGGACGTTCTCCTCGAATGTTGCGGTCAAGTTCTTAGCGGTGAGTTCTACTTCCGATTTAGCAGCATTCTTAGATGTCGTGATTGCTCCGTCGGCTTCCTTTACCTTTTCCTCTGCATTCTTATTGAAAGTAGCTGTTAGTTCTTCCGCTGAAGCCTGAATGTCTGATTCAGCAGATTCTTTTTTATCAGTGATCGCTCCGGTCGCTTCTTCTGTTTTTTCTTCTACTGTTTTCTTGAATTGTAGATCAAGCTGTTCGGCAGTCATGGTTAATGATGACTCTGCACTCTTTTTAGCTTCGGAGATCGCATCGGTTGCCTCTTCTGTTTTGGTATCTACCAGATTGGTAAAGGCGAGTACAAAGTCCTTGGCTGTGAGCTGAAGCGTACCGGTTGCTTCTTCCGTTGCTGATGTAATAGCACCGAGGGCATTCGTCGTCTCGGTATTAACCTTATGGGTAAAGTCAGCAGACAACTTCTCATAATTGACATTAAACTCAGAAGATAGCTCTTCGATTTTGGTTACATGTTCACCTGCGGTGGTAGCTGACCCGGCAGCAGAGCTAGCAGAATCAGAAGCTTCCTTCGCGTACTTGATGACTTCTTGCCATTTGCCCGTGATCCCATCCTCCCTGATTTCGAAATCACCGCGTATCTGAATCTCACGACCGTTCAACTCGTCTTCGATTGTCTTGTCATTGTGCAGGATGAATGTACCACGAATGATCACTCCATCAGCGATCAAACCAAACCACCGTTTTACACTTCCTACAGCTTCTCTCGCCCATGCCGGTATCAGACCGATATCGGCATGACCGAGTGTGCATCTTACATGTTCCGGATCGGAATAAGCCGCCCAACTGTCGATACCGTCATAGAAGTATTGACAATTTGTTCTTGATGAGATACGGATGAATGATTGACGTTCTGCATCAACTATGTTTCCTACTCTTGCAATGATCATGTGCTGGTAAGGGATGCTGTCACCTTCAGCTTCAAGTAGAATTGATTGATCGCTACCCGGATCAGAGATGGCGGTAAACTGCTGAACGGAGTAGATTACACCGCTATTGCCGGGATTGTGATAATACCCCAGCAGCAAATCACTATCAGTAAGCGGATTCTTGTCCGCTTCACGTAAATCGGGATAAACGGTGAATGTCCCGTCTCCGTTATCGAAGTAAGAGGCTATTTTAATGCTGCTTGTGACAATCTCTTCATCCTCGGTCACCCGGATGCGGTTATAGACAAATTCGTTCGTGATGAATTTCTCGCGTACAAAGACAGATTTAAACTCCGCATTACCGAGCTTGTCAATCAGCCAGCCGGAGACACCTGATACGAATGTACTTACCCATTCATCTACTTCTTCACCGGCAGCATTCAGTATCTTCTTCCCTGTTGCTTTAGCGGAGGAGATAAATCCCCAAATACCAGTGTTTATTAATCCTGCCATTCTGTTCCTCCTATCATTTGAGTTAAGAGTGCCACCTGCTTTTCTAGTTTATGGTAGTCAGCTACGGTGATTCTCTTTTTTTGTTCTATATCAGGTTTTGGTTCATCCTCTATGGTTATCGCTTCTTCAATATTTGTATCCTCCAGCGGTGTATCTTCATCGATGAGGATCGTTTCTTCCTCAGCTGGATCATCTATCTCTTCATAGTGTTCAGAGAGTTCCAAAAGCGGTTCTTCTAGTTTCTCACCTGACAAATAGTAGGTGTATCCGAGATAGATTTCATTTCCGAACAGCTGGCTATCGGAAATTCTGCGGAATACTTTGCCTTCTTCCGCAGTGATATGGTTGTTGTTTAATTCATCTATTTTCATATTATACCTCCTCATTAGGGAAATCGATTGCAAATTGGCTCATAGGTTTGATTCTGTCTGCTAATGCAGTCCAGTTAGTTGCTGTCTTATAAATGTCTATAGACTCGTCAGGGACATAGAACGGACAGTTGTTAGTCGAACTAAACGTATTTACCGTAATAGTTGGAGGTGTTGCTGTTGTTGCGATGATATATTGCATAGAAGAACAATTGGAGAATGCTTTATTTCCTAAATTAAGAGCATTTGCTGGTAACGTGGCTTTCTTTAATGATGCACAACTATAACAGAAAAGCTCCATGCTTCCTATCGTTTGTTCGTCAAGCAGTCCAGACGGGAGTACTTCTATTTGTGAATTGCGGAAGCATTGAGTTACACCTGAAGCCTCAGTATTTGAGAAAAGTCCAATAGGTATTGTTTTTAAATTAGTATATGCAAAACAACCGTCAAATCCGTAGGCATTTGGATTGTTGATAAAAAGATTTTCAGGTACCGAATCTATCGGGCAATATGAAAAGCACCCATAGGGTCTTTCTTGATAATCTGATGCTCCGAAACGAGTTGCATTGGGACAATAATAAAATAACCGTTCGGGAATTGAAGTGACCAAAGTTTTATTAAAGCAGGATACAAATTCTTTAGCTGCTATATTATATTTAAACAGATCTTCAGGAATTGAAGTAATCTTTGTACCCTCAAATGCATAGCTAAATGTTATAGCTTTAGGACAATGATCAAACAAACCTTGTGGAATATAGGAAATTTTTGACAATGCAAATGCACGTCCTAAATATTTAGCCTCAATGCAGTTGTCTAGCAACCCTTTCGGAATAGAAACAATATTTGTTTGATCGAATATACTTGAAAAATCTGTCCGATCGGTATCATTCTTAAGAATAAGACCAATATATCGGAGACCGGAATGACGCGTAAAAGAAAGTCCTTTAACGGCACTATTCCCAATACTCCAATAGGCAACAAGGTCGTATTGACCCTTTTCTGCTGCATACGTCACATTACTGCTATTTCTTATCTCTATTTGATGAAAATCTGAATTATCATAGGTGTGTTCATAGGTTTGTTTCCCTGTTGCAGATGCATTGTCTTCCATTCCATCTCCCCATGAAATAATATAATCAGTAGTATCTGAGGTAATATAAAGGGAAATACTTTTCCTTGCAGCCATCATCTGTATATTTCCATTCTCTACCGGTTTAAAAGATTCAATATCAAGCGTCATGGCAGCATTGACTGTGATAGTTGTTAAGCTAACTGTGACGCTGCCTGTCACATTGAAATATCCATTTTTAGATACGGTGTACTCATGAGTTTTTTTACTGCCTATTACCAATACCGCTTCCCCTGACGCATTTGTAATCCCTGTTTTCCCATCGCATTGAATAGTAGCTCCGGGTAGTACAGTATCATCTCTGACTATGAATTTAACTTCGACCGTGTTTGGTTCTACATATACAGTTAAGGATGTTGCAGACGTCCCAACAGTTATATTACCTGTCTTTTCATAATATGTGTCATGGGTAACAGAATATTCATAGGTTCCTTTTCCCAATGATAAAGTGCATTCACCGTACTGGTTAGTCGTCCCTGTCACTCCATTACATTTTACGGTAGCACCTTCTATGAGCAATGAACTGTATTTTACGATAAACTTAACATCCACGACGCCATATACATACACAGTGTTTGTAGTATCAGATGTTATGGAACCATATGAGAAGGTATTGCTTGCATATCCGTATGCAGACACGGTTCCGGATATAGCCGCACCTCCACGCGGTAAAGTAACATATCCGTCTGCATCAGAAATGTATGATTGGTCCCCAATTGTGACAGTAGCACCTTGGACATATATTGATTGGTTATAAACTCCTACACGAACCTTTCGTAATGGAATATATGTCACAGTATAACTCTGAGAACGTGTACCGGCTACAAGATATGAACCCTTAAAATCTTCATGATTTTCGCATTTGAATGTAAAATCAATCGTTATGTTGTCTTCAGAAGTTACCTTGTAGGTATATTCGTTTACTTTCTCAACTTCGTAGTCGCATTCGAAGGCTGAGTTCTTTATAGTCTTATACTGAGATGAACTGAAGGTGAAAGTCGTCACAGGAGCAGGTTTCAATTGACCATATGTGACAGTTAATTCGGGAAATGCCGCCTTCAGTTTGTTGATTTGAGAATCAGTCGCTACAGAGACATAGCATTTACCAGTGATGATCGCCTTGTCTACATTGTTGCCGTTTTCGTCCAGTCCTTTCAAACTGATTAGTTTTATGATAGGATCAAGGGTAGATAATGTCCAGTCTACACCGATCAAGCGTACGCGTTCTAACTTCATAGAATCAAGCGCAAAGCATCTGTCAATGATAGACAAGACATTAGCTTTGTTAGTATTCTCCCATCTGATTGTCGAAAGATTCTGCACACCTGCGAGTACCAATCCCGCATCAGTCAGTTCAGTCTGATTCCGGACCGTTAAGTTTGTGATGGTGTCCGGGAGATGGAGTAATGTCAAGTTGCCGCCTTCGGGCAATACAACAGCGGATGTTCCGGTTCCTTCCGCCCATATTTCGCGAATGTTGGTACATAATGCAAGGTCAATTGCCTGCTTCAGGTTCGGACAGTTACGGATATCCAACTTGCGAAGCAGGTTGTTTGCACCAACTGAGAGCACTTCCATATTCGTGTTTTGATAACCTTCCGCTCCGGACCCGATAACCAGCTCTACCAGTTTGGTCATCTTCGATACATCGACCGAACCGGGATATAAAGAGGATAGATCCCCTAGGCTGCTGATCTGACCGGCGCCAAAAATGATCGTTTCAGTATCGTTGAACTGGATGGCGGGAGCTTTAATATGTACCGGTACATTTTTCTGTGACCGAGTGCCGACTGTATATGATCCGTACTGGACGTTGACATACTGCCCGGCATATGACGTGATGGTCATATCCGCATTAGGTTCTACTCCTTCCCATTCTGAAGGGGTATAGAGTCGAAGGGTTGCGAAGTCATTCTTGTAGTCGCCGGCAATGTATTTAGAGTCCATGTATTTGAATCGGTTGTACAGCCACCAGCGACGGTGCATTTTGCGGCTTCCCTGGGCAGCATACAGGTATGATCCGTTCCCTTCATCGAGTAATGGACGGACATACTTGTACCAGCTGTCTTCATTGTAGACCGCTTCACACCAGGCATCCCCTTGTTCGGTATCGAAGAAGCGGATACATTCTTCATAAGTGAGCAGCTTCTTTGACCGCATTTCAGCATACATGGCTGCGATCTCTTTGGAATATGCCTGCTCGATGTTATTCCAGAGAGTTGACTCTGCACCATTCCATACATCCTTGTTACCGATCTGATCGTGGTACTCAACCGTATAGTCAAATGCTGCTACGCCTTCATTATTCAGTCCGCACACTGTATCATTATCATAGAAGATGCAGATCCAGTGGATTCCGTCGAAAGTAGTCAGGAACATATTCTTAGCACGCTGGTCGACCATCGCAAAGAGTTCTGTTATTGTGTAGTACGATAACATGAAATTCATGTCCAGGTACTGATCAGCTTCGGCCCGGAACTTCGTCGGGTTATCCTTTACGGAGACAAGCCAGTCAGTCAGGCGCTTTAGATTCGTGTAGTCTTCGTTTCCGTCCGGATACCGGGCTTCGAAGTCTTTCAGCCATTCTATATTACCTTCCGAGTCGACGGTGATATAGTCCGAACGTTTGAAGAGTACACGATCGGAAGTGTTGTTCAGGATCTCCCAACTTTCACAGCCGGCCTTGAATCCGAATGTTTCATCCGTTGACTTGTCGTTATTGAAGTTGTATTTGCCCAGTGATGTTCTCTCAGCATCTTCTGATGTTTGATGCCACATCACCGACGGGCGACCGTTGACTGTCGTCCGGACGCGGGGATCAGCCTTCTGTGCTTCAGTAAAGAATCCCATGCCACGAAGGATGTAGTCGATCAAACGGGCCATACCGGTATTGTGTACACCGCTAGATTCGGCGAAGTCCGCTTTGAAGCAGAATACGTTTACTGGTATTTCCTCTTCGAAGATGGCAACTTTATCGGCATGTTCACCGGTAGCGGTCATGGTAAATCCCTGCTTGCATTTTGTTTTGAAGTTCTTTCGCGGATACCACTGTGATGAAGTTCCTTGTACATCGATCTCTACTCCGGTTGCTACCCAGCTGCGTTCAGGATGTTCTCTGTCCTCATAGACAAGGGTGACAGTCTTCTTGTCTCCTTTGAAAGTCGGAAGCTCACCGACGATGGTGAATGAGATATTCTGATTCGCCAGCTTCTCATAGCTGAGATTCCCATAATCATCATAAATGTTGTTCCGGGCATATAGCTTGCGCTTCAGTTCAAGATTGTCCATATCGGCAATATAATTGTCGAGAAGCTGATAGCGGTTTAAGGCATTGTCATAGACACGGATATTAAAGATATCTGCGGTACAGTCACTGCTGCCGATTGAGATCCCGGCCGGATTGGGCTGAGTAAAGTTGTCTTGTTCCGGATACTGGATCAGTCCGCAGATCTCACCGTTGATGTAGACGAAGATCAGCCGGTTCTCCGCTTTCTTTTCGATCACGAAGGAGATCCGGACACGTTCATCCTCTTTGAATTGTGTTTCGATAGAGGTCTGTTCTGATCTGAATATAGCTTTCTGTGCGGTCACTTCAAGTCCGATGCCGGCATTCATGCAGCTGAGGATGACTGAATCATAGTCGGTAACGTCTCTGGTTTCAAATTCGAATTCGATTGTTTTACCGGTAGAACGGAAGTCGTTGGCAAAGGAGTTGTAGGGGATGGTTACACGTGCATCGCCATTAACGCGAAGAGCTACGAATCCGTCAACTGTCTTGATCCATCCGTTCGTTGCGTAGTTGAATGCGGTAAGTACAGCGAAGATCTTTCCGTAGTTCCAGATGTTTTTTCCTTCTTCGTTGTTGCTGCGGTTTACGGAAGTGAGGAAAAGAACGAGATCCGCTTCCTCCGGACGAACATCGATCTCTGATTCCCTAACCGTCAGGTTGAATGTTTTGGTCACAGATCCGCATGCAATTTTCAGTTCCAGGTCTCCGGGAGTTTCTGCCCGGTAACTCCATGTTTGTCGCGTGCGGTCGATCGTTTGATCACTGATCATGGTTCCATTAGCTGACAGGGTGATATCACTTGTCGTTGTAGCAGGATTATAAACGATGTAGGGGATCAGGAGTGTGCCGAATTGTTCGACTTCGGCAGTCCTGAAGGATGACGCAATAACCGGTGTGTTGTTTCCGGATACAATGCTGATAATATCATAGCGTAGATGATCGCTTTCTACTTCGGTATCATTGATCGTTGCCGTCGCATAAACGTCGAGCGTATGTGCACCATGCGCCTGTGCCGGGATTGAATATGTCTGCTGTCGGTTAGATACAGATGTGATGTAAATACCAGTTTCCTTATCATCTACAAGAAAATGAATTGTCTTCTCTACTGCGCCCATCGGGGTATATGGGAATGAGATCGCTCCGGTGTAGGCCTTTGAATCGTCAAATGTAGACGTTACGGCAATGCTTACTGCATTGATCTTGAATGTCAGCTTGCGGGTAGCTCCGTAACTGTCGGTAACTTGAACGACGAGGATGTTATCACCGAGTATCAGGTATTTGCCGATGTTGAATGAAACTTCGCCTTGATTGATTGTTTCAGAGGCTACCTGTTTATTATTTAAGGTATAGGTTGCAATACCTTCGCCGGTTTCCTCTCCGGACAAAGTAGATGAGTATGTGTACTTGACCAGTGTCTCCTTACCATGAACGGCCGTTGCATTTGACGGAGTGACAAAGGCAAGCGTGAGCTTTGTTCCTCCGCCACCTGCGGCTGCTTTCACGGGATAGAATACACCTGCTCGTTTCTGCATCATATAGTTTCCGTCCGGAACTAGATCGAATGATTCATCTGTGTTGTCCATCTCACCCAGTGAGGTAGAACCGAATCCGCTATTTTTAGGAACTTCTGTTAATCCTATTGCCATAACATTACTATTTTCGGGATTATCTTTTTCTGATTCAGTAACTCCATAATCGGTGTCGGCCATCACGACGACACCACCGGACAGCCGGGTCATTTTACCGACATTCAAGCCTCCTTCGACATCACAACCTTCTTTGGATGTAAAGCCTTTCTTGAAAGTATCTTTGATGTCTTTGCGCATAAATCTATCATCCATATGAGACAAAGACACAATCGGTTCAAGTTTGCAATGTACGCGTTTATCAGCAGTAGAGAAAGATTCATCAAGAACGAGAATATAAGCACTAATTACCCCATTTTCTTTGACTGTTATCATTTGTCCTTCATAAGGTACATATGCGACTACATCAGTATTTCTAGCATATTTTTCAGCTTTTTCTAATGAGTCCCATACTGCAGTAGAATCTATTGGTAAGCTTCTTGTACGCTTATATTGGAGAAAGAAACTCGCCCCGGCAATCACAAGACTAGAGTTAAGCGTTACTTTCTTTATTTCTGATAAATATTTTATTATCTCAAGTTTTTCTTCCATAATCAGGTCGTTTTAAAGGTAAACGTGTCTGGGTCATTTTCCATCGTAGATTCAGCAATCCACATTTTATAATCTATAGCATCACTACCATTGGCACCTTCAACAGGAATTGTGATAGGACCTATAGCACCATCTTCAACAAAATTTCCTGGATACGCTGTTAATGTTAACTCAGACAATATATCAGCAGGAATACATATAGCAAACATTTTCCATTTATCTACAGGGAATTTGTAAGTACCAGGCCCCGTATATAATCCACTAGATTGCAGCGCACGTACGTCATTTGATGTTTTAGGAACAGACGTGCATATGCCAGCAAACCACTTACGCCTTACGTTTACAGATATGGAGTCATTTAATTTTATTTCTGTCAGACTCCCATCTGCACTAGCATCATATTCAACAGTTGCAATATATGTTTCTTTCTGTGTATAAATGCCGGATAGCTGACGAGTAGCAGTTTGGATTCCATCTACTTCTTTCGAGAATGTAAGAATATTCGCTTCATTGTTATCATAATATGCCTTTTTCATTGCGCCTTGACCGTTTCGAACAGCCGTATATGAAATGTATCCTTTTGAAGTTCCATATTCAACCTCCTTAGACGTAGACAGGATTCCTGATAGTTTAGCCGATGCCTTTTTCGCCAACATCGTTACAAAAATATCCTCATAAGTAGTACCTTGAAGTATGACATCGCCTGTTTTAATATGCCCGGTTTGTGGAGCCGTTACAATGATATTCTTAGATAGTTTGAATGATGCGTTACTTCCTCCTTCGGTCCAATCACTCCCCTGCCCTCCATTTACAAATTGATTATCAAATTTTATTTTATCATTATTCTGGACAGTCATCAATGACAATGTGAAAACATAACTGTTCACCGTTTCTGAAATTTGATTCATCTCCGGCACACTACTCTCATTCCTGACAAAGCGCTTGCCATTAAAAAAGACATATGAACAGCTCATTATACGATTTAGCAATTCAGCATACCAAACAGGGCATCCTTCTGCGTTTCCCAAAGTGAAAGTCTTTAAAGTATTTTCCGAAGAATACAAATCTATCGTATCTTCGTCAGTAGAAACAAACTGTTCGTTAGTTACTCCGAATGACCAACCGGAATCTTTAAATCCTCCAGGTGCACGGAAATCAAACAGATATTGCTTTCCTTCAATTATAAAGACACAATCAGTACGCTGTTTATTGTCTTTCATTGAATATTGTATTAAAGTAGTATGCGAGAGTTTAAATTCATCGTCTGTTACCTCAAACAATTCGCTTGATATCCCATTTAACTGGAATTCATAGTAACCAATACTCAGTCCCGTCATATTACAATAATATAATATGATGCCATCAGTCATTCCCCACTTACCCCAAGTAACTGGAATCTCATCACCAGTTATAACATTGATCATGTGACCTGTAGGCTCACCTTTCTCTGAAAAAGCTATGACTTCTATAAATATCTGGTCGCTCGGAGCAAATTTTTGGACATACTTACTCTGTATTCCGAAAATATCATCAGAAGGATTGAAAAACAATGGTGTAAAAGGACTTATCTTAAACATATCATTCTATACTTTTTACTAATAATTTATATTTCATTCCATCATACTGACCGTATTTACATGAAACATCGTCTATATATCCTAGATAGATATTTCCATCGTACGTCGTTCGGACTAAATCACCAACATCAGCCGGAAGCGCATCATCATCAGTCGTTACTTTCAGGACCCCAACGGTAAATAAAGATCTAGATATATCAATATCTCCATTCTCATTTACGCCATTTATCACTACATCGCTATTACCATCCGAAGAAGTAAACTTGAGTTTTTTAGCAAATACACCAATAAATGCACTATTAGCACCGACCATGGACCGAGGAGAGTACATTGCGTTGAACATTAATGAAGAATCAAGTACACCTTCTATATTATATCCATTGCGTAAAAGCAGATACTTATCGTTTTTAAGTTCTGCACACACAAAAAAAACATCATTATCACTATCGTTATCGGTGGTATCTTTTCCACGTTCTTGAACCAGAAATTCGATACCATACGGATCTGCACGAAAAGGGCTTATCAATTCATAAGTCTTATCAGAAAGTGTTATACCTGTCGTATATTCATTAGTGAAATGAAACTCATCACGACCGTTAATACTATTGTAATCCTGTTTATCATACCCTATTTTTACTGTCGAACAAATAAGAGAAGAATCTAAGGAAAAAGAAGTACCCTTGTCTATGTTTACGATCTCTTTTGAGACTACACTACCAAATAACTTGTCCCTTTTTGTGAAAGTCACAGTCCTTCTCTCTTCATCAACTACGGGTATAAATCCAAAAACAGCCTCCATCCAGTCTGTGAATTTGTTATAAGAGGTATATATTTTAGCTTCAGGAATGCCACGTAAACTTTCAGCAGCGACAATCATACTTTTATCAAGCCGATCATCTATGTTTGTTGCAATCATGCAGGATATATCTTTTGAATCCTCATTGATATTCTTTATTATACTACTTAGAAGATTAATAGGACTGATTACATCAACTAATACCGGCTTATCAATAGAAGTGTATTTAACAGAGAACTCTTTAAATTTACTGATCTTCAGGTATGAGGTTCTATTTCCATCATTAGTAAAAGTAATCTTTAGCAGATTCCCAGAACGAGAATATATTCCAGGAATCTTAAACTTTCCCTTAACGTCAAACTCATTTCCATTTCCTTTATAAAATGCAGAAAAATCATGTTGCATTGATCCTTCAATGATAGTCGCTGTAATATTGAATGCACCGTTAGAACTACGTTTCACATGAAAGTCCATCGATATCTCAACCTCCATTGTAGCATTAAACTTCATAATTGCACTATTGTTTCCTTCGGTCAGATTTTCCAACAGAGTTACATTACTGGTATTATACATTTCTGATTCGTCACCACTCATCAAAGGTAATACAACAGGATTTCTTGACGTTGCCCCATTATAGCTGATTACAATTTCATCTTCTTCAGCAGGAATCTGCTCATAGCTGCCAAAATCTTTATCATAAGCAAAGTATTTCACAGAATTAAAAATCAGGATTCTATCGTAATAGAACTGATTATCATTCTTTATCTCACTCACAGGGATTTCATACTGAGTACTCTTCTTTGCTTTAAGCAATGAAGCAATACTGTCATCTATAGCATTCATCGAAAGTGTCATATTCCCTATATTGAGAGAAGAAAAATCTAAGGGACAACTAAAAAGCTTATCATATCCGTGGTTATTTGTAATAGTATAAACCTCTATAACAGCCTTTGAATTCAGGTAATTCTTTCGATATTCTGCAAATAATACATCATACGCATTATTTATAAACTCAAATTTTGATGTAAAAGTCCGCTTGGTTCCCCCATAGTCAACCCTCTTAATAGAGTAACTTATTTCTTTCCAATTCTTAATATCAGAATTGGATAACTGATAGGTTATATTATTAATCACAAGCTTAAATTTGCAAAGCATACTATTGTCTAATAACGTTTGCGAGCAAATATATAGAAAAAGCCAACCGATTTCCCAATTGAGCAAAATCTTGAAAGTTACTCATTATCAATTTATCATATAATCATCTATTTATCAAAGAAATACGTTAAAAAAAAGAAATTCTCATTTTAAAACTCCCCATATATAGTTATTAACTTTCAAAAGGAATATAGCCATTCGCATCACAGCCCCCTTCTTATACCAATGTCTATATTAAAAAATTATCATAGCTTTCAAAAGTGAGAATATTTCATATTAGCATTTTTGTTATCAATTAAATATTTATATCTTTGAAAAAAACAAATACAATAATTAAAATGGAACAGAAATTATCAAATGTCGATTTAATGAAGATTGCAATAGAGGAACAGTCAAAATGTACTTCATTTCCTAAAGTTGGAGCTGTAATAGCAAAGGACGGAAAAGTATTAGCCAAAGCTTTTAAAAATGAAGAACAAAACAAACATGCTGAAAGAATAGCAATAGAAAAACTTGATCAATCTATTCTTAGTGGAGCAACCATAGTGACTACTTTAGAACCATGCGTAAATATAACAAATGAACAGCCATTTAAATCTTGCACAGATTTAATCATAGATAGTGGCATCAATACTGTAATTATTGGTATTTTAGATCCAAATGGAAAAGTCTACTGTCAAGGTTATAAGAAGCTACTAGATAATAAAATTAAAGTCGATTTCTTTACCTCAAAACTAAGAGAAAATTTAGAAGCTACAACCTTCGAATATGACGATTGTGGAATCGGCTATGGACCTGGAGGACAAAGACGTGTTGCAGTAGTTGCGAGTGGCAAAAACTTCAAAATTCAATTTTCCAAAGAAGATTCACGTTCTATAGAATTCCAATGGAATACATTACAATTCCAACATGGATGTGTTGATTTGTATAAAGGAGATAAAGATTCAGTACGTTGTGCTATTGGAGCTAAAAATTTTAAAGATATTACAAAGCCTTTAGTATTTAGAGAACCCTCTCATTATGCCAGAATGAAAGTTGGAGATATTGCCATTATTGCCCCAACAAATAGCACTTTTCTTATTTTAATAAAATTATTAGGCATAACTGAAACAGATATAACCTTCCAATGGGAAGTTAGAAACAAATAATGAATTTGAGTAAATTACTGGCTGGAGATAAACAATCGATAGAAATGCTTTGTCACTCCCAATTGCCAGTAATTATTATGATAAGATTAGTCTTTAAGTTCTTTACATAATTGTTTTCGTCCAGAAGATATGCGACTCCTAACAGTACCAACAGGTATATGTAGTATTTCGCTTATCTCATCATAAGTATATCCCTTTGCCCAATAAATAACACTATCTATACAGCGAGATTTTTGGGAACATCGCCTAATTACAGCCATAATATCATTATATATGATCATATTATAAGGATTGCCAACAGAACGATTCTCAGCAATAATATCATATTCAGTAAAATGCACTAGTGAGCTATGATTATAGCTAGTTATATAAGTATTTCGCATAACAATTAAACACCATGATTTTATGTCTTTAGATAGATCGAATCTATCGCGATTAAGAAGTACTTTATAAACTGTATCCCCTACCAAATCTTCTGCGTCTTGCATAGAATAGCAATATCTTCTCGCCATACGTAATAGCCATGGGTATATATCTGATAATTCCTGATCAAAGTTCCCCATCTTCTACCCTCCTCATTAAATGTATCCCCGATTTCCCACTAATACACCGCTCAACATATTCACGATGTCTTATGCTTTGTTCATGCATATTTTTTGCTGAAGTCTCTATCGAATCAATAAGGATATCGACATTAGGCGGCAATGCAGCAATCATTTTTTTTACTTCAGATAAATCAAGTGTTATCCGGTCGCATTTATTCTCTAATATTTGCAGTTCTGCAAATAGATGTCTGCATAATTTTTTATTTATGCAAATCGTGTCATTCTTTTCAATCATATAAAGTTCGTTTGTGATTCTAAAAAAGAATTACTAACGACAGATTGAAAAGTTCGATTACAAAATTATCTTCTATTTAAAACTTCTTAATTATGTTCTTCTTTTTCTAATAGTGATTTCTACATCCGCTTGATGAACTATGTTTGCGTAAACAGCAGCACTTACAGCATGTGCATCAATATTCATTTTAAAATAAGTCATTAGGAATGCAATCTCAGAGTCAAAAGAGGAACGAATTTGTTTTGGAGTTGCTTTCTTTTCAGAATGCTCTTCGACACGTCTCTCTTCATTTCTCTTTTGCTCAAAAATTGCAATATGAAGCATATAGTCTAGTTTTGATTTCAATTGCTCATTATCCATATTATGTGCATTAACTTCCATCTGCATTAATACTTCTCGGACCTCATCAAAGCTGCAGACAGCTATTAAAGTCTGACAAATGCGAAGAAGTAATAGGTGGGTTCTCTCCTTCATTATGTCTTCTTTGTCCAATATCAAAGCCTTGACACCAGATGGATTAGTGATATTTCTATAATCAATGATCAGTTTTTGGGCCCTTTCCTTTAACTCTTCTTCTGATTTTGACTCATTCTCAGAAAGTAAGCATAGATACTCCCCACATGAAATATCTATAAAATCACTCAGTGAAATTTGATTCAATCGCTCTATCATGACAATTTCCACCTCTTATAATTTTCAAAATCGCGATTATTAGCATCCTCACGCTGTTGCTTTATACTCTTTAGCAGTAGATTATTTGTCGTATCAATTCTTCTTTCAAGCCTTGAATAATCATTGACCACAATTGTATTGTTTTTAGCAGAGGATATATTCGAAGGTGAAAATGTAGACGAACACAAATCGGATAAATCTAAGTTTGACAAATCAAATTCATCCACATCCGGAAACACCTGTGCCCCTTTGGGAATATCCACCAAAGTAGGAGTATCAGGAGTTATCCATGCTTGCCCTTTATACATGACGACTTCTTGTTTTCCGGCATCACCGACAAGAGCTGTTCCTCCCCTATGTCCAGCAGTATCCTTTGTACCTTCTGCATAAGATGGTATAGGAGTAGCAAGGATAGTTGCAACTTGTATAGCTCCCATAGCTCCAACAACGGCAGCCATTATCGCACCTGCTATGGGCCCCAATTTAAAAGCCTCCATAATACCGCGAGCTGTCGCTATTCCAGTTTCTGCAACTTGTGTACCCTTATTCCATATAGCTTGTTTGTATGCTATTTCTTGCTTCTGCCTTTCTAGTTCTTTGTTTTTAGCTTCAGTTTGAATCTTTGCTGCACGTTTACGAGCTTCTGCTTCTTCCTCAGTGATTGCCCCTGTTTCGGCAAGATTTTCAATTCGTTCAATATCCTTATCATATTTCTCATCATTAGCATCCTGTTCTTTTTCTATTTTTTCAATCTGACCATCGTAAACAGTACTAACTAAATCTCCGATGACACCTACAGCTTGAGATGCAACCTGAAGCCACTTTTCTACATTTTTTATTCGCTTATTCTTAGATTTCTCATCCGCCTTCTCGATTTTCTCAATAGCCTCAATCTCAGCTTCAGCTTCTTGTCGAGCTAAATCAGCTTTTGCCTTCTGTAACTGTTCAGCCAGCTTGGCACGTTCATCCGGACCGAGATTCTTTTCAGCATTAAGTTGCATTTCAAGGGCATCAATAGCTGCTTCTGTGGTTTTCCTAGCATAGTCAAGCTTCAATTGATATTCTCGTTCAGCATATTCTTGTTGAGTAATCTCTTTAGAGGCTAACTGTTTTTTCAGAGCAAGCGTATCCATGATATATTCTTCATCACGAATACTCTGCTCATGCGCAGCATTCTCAGCAATCAACAAAACCTGATCGGATGCACGTTTTTCATAAAGTTCTTGTTTCTTCTTAGCATACTTTTCGTCAATAAGAAAAACATCTTCACCAGTTTTTTCAGCAGCAGTAATTTCAGCTTCACGCTGAAGGTCTAATTGCCGTAATTTTAAGTCTAATTCTTCTTTAGAGCCTTTTTTAACAACGGAATGAGCATTATCCACATCTTTCTTTTCGCGATCGGAATTGTACTTGATTGCATATTCATCTAACTTCTCCTGCATTTCTTTGCCTAAAGCATCTCTAGCAGCAATTTCTTCTTTACTTCCTCCCTTGATTGCTGCAATTTTCTTATTGTATCCGAGAGAAATCTTTGCAAGTTCTTTGTTTAATCCTTCATCCATAAGAGATAATTCAGATTCTTGAATCTGCTCTTGTAATTTTTGTCTCTCTCTAGCAGCTTTCTCTAGTTCACGTTTTTCTTTATCGGAAAGAGAACTTACACCGGAACCAGTATTACCTTCTGGTTTAATATCACTTCCCAACCTCTTTCTTCTCGCCTCAAAAACATTAACAGACGATTGATAAGTAGAATACTCTATAGCCAAAGTTTTTAATACTGATTTGGCATTTTCCCTAATATATTTACTTGCACTATCATCAATAGAATTAGCATATGCGTTTTCATAATCTTCCTTAGCTTTAGCTAGAGCCTTATTTTCTTGTAAAAGGGTCATATTAAGCAGATCAAGTTGTTCCTTTCTAGCTTTTTTCTTAGCTTCTGTTTCTTTCTCACCTGCTTTAATCAAGACCTGTGTCCTTTTCTCTATGACATCAAGGTCTTTTTTATAATCTTCTTCTATCGCATAATAAGTATTTCCTTTATTTGCCAACTTATCTGCAACTTGCTGTACTCCCCCCCAACAGTGTAGCCATATCTCGAACGGCATCAGCTATTAAATCAACAGTATCTCGTATTATTCCTGTATTACCATAAATAGTAATCATCAATTCATCCCATGCAGAAGAAAGCCCCTTCAACGATCCGGCTGTATTATTACCCATTTCATCTGCCATTTTAGCGAAGTCATCGGTAACCCCGGTTATTGACTTCCTCAGAGCCTCAATATCATCAGCTCCATTCACGAAATTAGCGAACGCATTTACACTTCTTTTATCAGTAATATCAAGCATTTCTGCAAGCTCTATACCTTTATCCTTAGCTTGTTTAAGTCCTTTCACAAAATCATCTAGAGTTTTCACATTTCCTCCAAGTGTTTTGCTCAATTTTCCTCCTCCATTAGCAAGATTTAGAAGAATATTTCTTGTAGCCGTAGCTGCTGATGATGCATCAACCCCCGCATCTGCCAATTTACCCAATAATGCCAATACATCTTCAATCTCAAATCCAAAGGTTTTAGCAACAGAACCAGCAATAGGCATAGCCGTTTGTAGATAAGAAAATGATAATGCACTCTTCGTTGTAGCAACAGCCATAGCAGACACATAACGTTCTGTTTCAGTAGTGTCAGCATTAAACATTCTTAAAGCTGCTCCTGCAAGTGCAGCGGCTTCCGAAAGCCCTGCTCCAGTAGCTTGGGCGAATTGAAGAATATATTTAGTAGACTGTTGTATTTCTACAACTGAAAATCCTAATTTAGCTAATTCTAATTGTAAATTAGTAGCCTCAGAAGCAGTATACTTTGTTGTAGCGCCAAGCTCTCTGGCAGATAATTTCAACTCTTTTATTTTATCAGAGGTAGTTCCTAAAATAGCGGCTAATTTACTATTAGTTGCTTCAAATTCCATTGCAGTCTTAATTCCCTGTTTCAATTCAGTCCATATCATTTGTAAGCCTTTCATCGCCAATTGACCAGCAACAAAACCTTTAGCCATTGTACCAGTACTAATCCCAACCTTATTAAGTCCTATCGATAATTCATTTTTCAGAATTCCTCCAGTTCTTTTAGCAATAATCCCCATATTCTGCATTGAATTATTACCATTCTTCAATTCTATAATAGCCGCCTTAACTTCTTCCCGATATGCCCCAATAGTCATTTTCTGCTGAGTATACCGATCAGAGTTACGTTTTATATAGTCAGTATTGATACCTATTGTGGAGTTAAGGCGTGCGAGTGTTCGTATATAATTCTCATCTGTATCTTTCAGAACATCAACAGCTTTCTGTAGTTGCTTATTCACTTCTTTAGCCTGCGATCGACTATGTACTTCCTGATTGGTTAAAGAAATAGCTGTCCGAATAATCTTTATCCGTTCTTCTTCCGAAAGAATAACCTTTTTACGTGTAATATTGCCAGCGTTCTGTGCCTTTGATAAGTTAGATTCCGCTTTGGCAGCTTTTTCTAATGAAGCAGCATTATCTTCATTTGCTTTAGTGAGTTTCTTCAGTTCAGTAGCAGATAGTTTCTCAGAGTTTAGTTTTTCTTCTATCCTCTTTGAAACAGCCTGCGTAATTTCTGATTGTTTTCTAAGGGCCTCAGTTAGTTCAGCGGATGCAGAACTAGCAACCTTTGCCTGTGTATTGTAGAGATTACCCAACTTTTCAAGGTCAGCCATCCCATCCACATTGATTTTTAAACCTTTGGCAAGTTCTAAAGCCGCATTTTTATATGTATCTCTTATCTTACAAATAGTATTATCAAGCTCAATCAACTTCTGAATCTCACCATCTTCAACAAAATCTTTCAATTTTAAATCTGCCATATCACAGGTAATGTTTATATTCTACAATTGTACCTTTTATCTCAACTCCTAGTTTATCAAAAGCATAGGTGCCATCTTTCCTCTGATAAACAACATATATGCAGCCATCCAAAACAGCCGCTTTCTTGGCAAGCTCACTTACACGATCCAGTTCGCTCTGCAATTTTCTATTTTCACACGCACAGGCCATATCAACGATATCCACATTCTGAAAAGAAACGTTCCATCCATGGGCGGAGATACATAATACTGAAATACTCCTTTGCTGTATCACCGATTCCTAAAATCTGCTCACCATATTTCTTCTCGATAGAAGCGCCGCCCTTAAAACCTTTCGTTAAAAAGCGAATCCCAGAATCAATGCGATCTGCGAAAATGCTGTCATAGAAGGTACCAGTAATGAAAAGGTTAGGCACCTCAACCGGACGAGGAGATAAATAGAGCATTTCACCTCGTAGTGGTGGAGTTATCTTTTCTTTCCAATGCTTGTAGCGTTCTGCATGATTCTGCCATGGACCAGGCTCATTAAAATAAGGATCACTATCATAATCAGGATTCAATAAATGTTCTGTTCCATCCAGTCCGGAATACATTTGCTCCTGAATGCAATCTACGAGTACATCTTTATGCTCTTCCATGCACTTTACGCATTCCTCCTTAAATCCAGAGGCGATGGAATGAACAACTCTATATAATTCGTCGAAATCAGCCATATAGTGATAATAAAAAAGGCTGGACTGTATAAACAACCCAGCCTAAAGGTTACTACTTATTTTTCTTGATCATACTGTAGACATCGGATAGCAATTGTTTTCTTTCATCTTTACTACGATCTTTCCACAGCACATTTATATGCTGTCTGATGAATGCCCGCTTAGTCATAGACTTCACAGCATCTTCAACAAATGTTACCCCTTCAAACTTCATACAGCTTGCTCGATACCTTTAATACCTTTTTCAAACAATACAGAAGGAGCTTTCAGTGAAGGAGTAGCCCCATCTTTAGGAACAATAGTAATAACCCCATTCGCATAAGTCGCAGACGTTACGTTGTTGAGGACTTCAGCAGCTCCATCAGCAAGAAGAGTACCGAACTCTTCTGTACGATCGTAGCCACCAATCTTCTCAATAATCTTGTAGGCATTTTCCGCTTCTGCCTTTTCAAAAACAACATCAACCAAACCTTTTGCAAAGTTTTTAGGATTGAAATCCAACTGTACATAATCAAAATGTAGCTGGCTGTCTTCAGCATCCTCATGGCAAAAGCTTACTGTCATTGTTGATTTCGCACCACTAGTCGGATACTGTGTGACAGTAGGATATACAGTAGACATTGGAATGCCGGCTAGGATATCAGTATCATCATTATAACCAATAAGATGATTATCTCTATTCCAGAAATACACATCCCATTCCTTATTTGCATTATTCAATAGCTGCGCATTCAAGACTTCATCAAAACGGGCTAAAGTAAAGGTATCAGTCTGGGCATTAAGTCCATTATACTGATTTCCCCCGTAGCCAAGAGCGTTCACTTGCGGCTCACCACCGTTCTTCGCATACTCAAAAAGCGGGAAAATAGGATAAATCCGTCCGGGACGATCCGCATGACATAATTCTGCTAACTTATCACCAGTAATATCAGCAGGGAGCTTCACTCCATGTTCAACCATTATTGAACCTTTTACCTTTTCCCAATCAATTTTACAAGCAGATCCACCAGTGTTAAAACGGGAACCTTTACATGTTCTAATCTTTCTCATTTTCTTCTACAATTAGGATTTTTAATTATAATCTCCATCGAGCGTATGTTTATGGCGTCAATAGGCTCGCTCACTGCCTCACCGGTATCTGTATAGGCTCCGTATCTGCCATAACTATAATTCTCTGAATAACTATGTTTCACTTTATCATCAAAATTCCAGCTAAAGCGGTTATCTTCAACAAGACTCTCTAATAAACTGTGATAAATCGGACGAAGAATATTCTTGAAAGAAGTAGTTCTACGTTTCTCATTACTCCATTCTCTACTTGAAGAACAAGCTATGATTAACGAAACCTTCGCTTTAGAATAGTAGTCCGGATCGCTCCTATCTTCATTTATTGGGGTAAATAAAGCAATTAGTGGGAACTTACTTTCCGATTGACTGGGCGCTTTACTATACCCATCTAAAACATCCTTGATATATTGTCCACTGCCGAAGATATAATTCAGTTTGGGAGACTTAATTACCTTTATACCATCTTTTCCATCAGGATAAAGGATTTCAAGATTCTCCGGAAGCTTTTCCACTATTTCCTCAAACAATTCTGTTATATCCAATTCCGTCATAGGTTGAAAGCATTAATGGGAGTTAATAGGTTCTTTTGAATCTTCAAACCGGTGAAAGGACAATCATCGGACATCGCCCATTCTACAAAGAGTCGGTTCTTCTTCACCATGCTGTTCCAGACACTAACCTGTCTCTTAATCGGAGATATATACTCGTTAGCACATTTCAATCTTACAAGACCAGTGATAGTAGCCTGTGTATTCATATCACGTAAAATGTGAAAGAACACATAATCGGCGAACGGTTCACTTAGCTTTTCACATAAAAGTGCATATACGGATTGAGGTTCATCTTTTTCCAAGATATCAACCTCATCTGAAGAATCCTCTTTTTCCTGTTCTACGATCTCCAAATAATCAGTAATAGCTCGTGAAAGACTAAAACCGACAGCAGTATGAAGAAATTCGGTCTGAAATGCCTTGATATACCCGTTTATCACCTCATTTACTGCAAGAGACTGGGGCGAAGGCATTTCAGCGACCGAAGTATTCTCAATATGCCTGGGACCTGACGTAAAATATGAAACATCAATCAACATAGCAATAGTTATTTAGAAGCCTTACCCTTTCCGGTTTTCTTTTCATCTTCCACGGAAACGGTTTTATCATCAACAACAGTTACTTCCTTAACATCTCCGGCAGGCAACTCTTTTGAATCGGCAGCCGGAAGATTCTTGTTATCAGAAGGAACTAAGGCTTCAAGTTCTGCAATACGAGCTTTCATTGTATCACGTTCATCTGTCAGTTCAACAATAACTTTATCTTTCTCCGTAATGGATTCAGTAAGTTCGCCGATTTTCGTATCTTTCTCTGTGAGCATACATTCCAATGTCTTTCGAGCATCTTCCTCTGTCACCAAGCCGCATTCGGAAATGGGGGTGATTGTTATCAACCCCCTACTAACACGAATACGTTGCTCGCGAAGTACACGCGTCAGTTCTTTGTCCTGACCTGTAATAATGTACTTTTCCATAATCTTAGGCTTTCTTAATAGCGTTCAAAACATCGTCCAAATCACCATAAGCAAAAGCCCAAGGCATATAAACAGGCATCATCACTTCCTCTTGAATCATAACAGTAGTCATGTTCTTCAATTTAGTGTTCACATCATCGGCAAACTCAATAGAAAGTGTAGTGTAATCAATCAATGAACATCCGTTCACCATATCCCCGGCAAAGTACTTACCAACTCCCATTGAGTTGCATTCAATAATAGGGATACCAGCAATTGACTTCTGACCATTCGTTTCTGCGATAAGGTTCAGCTCTCTACCAGTAGTATCTTTTGCTGTTGAAATAGTGAACACAGTAGACGGATGCAATACAAAAGCATTAGGGTAATACTGACCGAAGTTTAATACAGCAAAAATAGCATTTGCAGCATCCTTGTAGTTAGGATCTTCGACAGAACCAAACATACCACTCTTCACAGTACCGGTAATCTTATTGATAGATTCTTCGGTACCTTGATAATCGAAATCTATTGCAAACTTACGATCATTCATTTTATGGATCGTGAAAGTATCGTTCAAACCAGTCTCAACAGTAGCACCGGCAAAAGTAACTTTCATATTATCAATGATCTTATCATTTGCAGCAGCTAGAACAATAACAGCTCTACCATTAGTCATTTTCTCAATGGATTCGATAGCACCAGCTGCGATAGTCGTATATGTACCACCAATGAATTTAGACACACATTCAACGCCATCGTATGTAGTAATACCCTTCAAGTTATCACCGGAGCCATCACCGAACAGAATTTGAAAGTTTTCTGCGGTTTTAACCCACAACGGAAGGCGGTTGAGAATGAATGAAACGACATAACTTTTTGCTTTCAACAATCTCTTTGAAAGGTTCATGTGAGTACCAACACGCTTCACATTCGTAAATTCTTCCTTGAACTTCAGAGAAGATTCAGAAAGCATACCGTTTTCAGATACTACTGTCGCATTACGGTCAAAGTCATAAACTTGCTCGTAAGAAATTGACAATGCAGAAGGATCTCCTGTTTCTACAAGCATTAAATCCCGAAGATTCAGTTTCTGCTCATGAACTGCTGTTACGACACGACCTGTTGAACGGTTGTTACTCAACGGAGTGTTAGAGTTATTAGTTACAGAAACCAATCCTTTCAGATCGAGGTTAAGTGTACCAGATGATTTTTCACGGTTATTAAAATATCCCTGGCACGCAGGAGTATCAAGAAAATCGCTTACGGCTTTTTCCACAGCATTAACAGAGGTAAGAATGCCGCCATTCTCTTTAATCTTATCAAATGCTTCAGCTAAAGCCGTAACCTTTTCCGATTGCTCTCTGTACGATTCCTGTATTTTATCGAAATTGGGTAATCCTTTCAAGGTATTAGCAAGACTATCTGAAATATCCTTAAACTTAGCTTCTATTGCAACCTTATCCATCAAACCACCTACAAATTCATCGCAGACCTCTTTACACTTTAATTGGATTGTACCAAGCAAGGACTTCTCCTCATCGGTCAAATCTTTTTCATTCTTAGCAAAGCTAATCAAAGGAATAGGAGTAGCAACAAGCACACCTAACGATGCATCTCCACAATAGAAATACACAACAACACCAACAATCGCGATAACAGCAAACATCAAAAGGGATTTATATCCCATCACAGTTTTAATAAAATTCTTCATTTTACAATAAGTTAAATTGATATTATAATAATGAGCCAATCTTTGCAGCAAGTGAGAGATTCGTTTCGTGCTTCTCTGTTCCCTCTTCCTTAACTTCCTGCTGGGTGTCGTTTGACGGCGCAACAGGCTCTTCAGATTTGGTATCTGCAACCTTAGCAATCATTGTTCTATATACTCTACTCCAGCAATGAGGACAACGCACATAACTGACGATATCCTCAATGCTCTTCACTTGTAGTCCGTCTTTCATGCTCTTATGAGCGTCAAGAACAGCAAGTACCTGAGTACGAATTTCAGGTTTTAATTTATCCATTTCCTCTCTTACTACACCTTCAACTATCCAACGTTGATACATGGCAGCCAAATCAAGTACCTGGTTACTGAATGTACATTCAGCCTGTTGGTCATAATCGAAACTATGCCCACACTCCGGACAAGTGACCATAGTAGATTCACCTGTAAGAGCTTTTGTTATTAATCCTAACTTCATATCCAAATCGTTTAAGCGCTCATCTGAATAGCGCATTGTTAATGCTTTTTGAATCAACTCTAAAGAAGCCGTTAATTTGGAACGCTGTGTATCAAGAGAATCATCACTCTTAATACCGACTAAAAAGGTTTGAGGATTGGCACCCCAAGCCTGCAAAGTTGAAACTTCACCTAAGAACCATTCTAAGACAAGCCCCGGATTATTTTTATCTCTTCTGATAGCCTTTACGCCTATTGAGTGCTCAAGTGTTTTTCCACATGAAGCATATAATTTATAGTCCTCAAAGGTTTCTTTTGCAATCTGTTTGTTTAGATTCATCTTAGATACGACTACAAGATTATAATTCTCCTCTTTTGCTTCAATAGGGCAACCTATTAGCTTTGTCTTATCATGGTCAAGTAAATGCTTACCACGCTTCAAGAAAAACTCATTAATCGTCTTATCAAAAGAACCACTCCCAGAAGTTTCTTTTTGCGAATCTTCAACACCGATTCCATTTACGGCAATCGTAACAATCCCCTTCTCTTCATCAACATCATTTGCCTTCGTTTTCAGTTGAAGGCTTTTCAACTCTTTGTCCATTGTTACTTTCTTTTTTAGTTATACTAATAATTGATTTTACTATCTCGCGTTCCTCATTTGACATCTCATAAAGTAGCTTATCAAATAAAGGAATCTCGATTTTACATTCTTCAATACGTGCCCTGTAATCATTCAAGGTTATAACACCATTCATAAACTCTGTCATGGCACGTTCAGAAACAATTGTACTAACTTCTTCCTTTTCCTTCTGACCTTCCTGTAGACAGTCAACATGGCTATAATCAACATCAATGTAATATCCGTCACGATCGTAACCGAACATTCTTGTGATTTCCTCACAGAATCGTTTTGCCATCGGTATAACCTTGGAAGTATATACCGTTTTCTCAGCCGTTTTTTGATTGGAAAATGTACTTTGATCTTTACGAGGTACAAGAACTGGTGGTATTCCTAAAGCTCCAGCTATCATTATAGCATCGTTCAATGTTTCCTCAAAGGGTTGCAACTCCTCTATACTAAGACTTGTACGGACAAAATCAATAGGAATACCACTAATAGCCATAGGAAACTTTTCATCATCCAAACCATACGTACCATCATATTCCTCACGAAGCTCTTTTTTCTCATCAGGACTCATAGCTACAGTTCCTGTTACATCTTTCATAGCAGACACTACAAATCCAAGAGCACCACGCTTGACGTAAATAACGTTTCTGGCTTTATACACAGGAATAAGATTGTCAATAGCCATTTTTACCGCACTAAGTGGAGATTGTCCTTTTATGAAATAGCTTCCGTTAAATTCGACATTCCCATCCTGATCGTGGAATATCACACAAGGATCTATTTTCTCAGTGAAATTAATGCCGCACTGAAGCCGATAATAATCTATAATATCCTCTTTCTCTGCAATACCGAAAAGTGGTATATTATTTTTAAGTACGATATCAACTTTGTCCGGAGGTAGCACCCAGTAATTTCTACACTTCTTGTATATTGGAGTACGGAGCTGATGAAATGCACCTGGAATAGCGCATTTTATATAACTATTCCCGGTAGCCATTTTATATACAAAGTGCATATAAACAAGTCTTTGAAAGGATGATAGGCAGTTAGGTCTACTCATCAGCTCGTTAAATTGCTGATTATTCCATACAACTGAATCATCAGAGGATTTCTTTAGCAGGAATTTACCACCTGCAATACGGCTGGCGATATAATCAATAGGGAAAAAGACCTCACCTATTGTACTAAATAAGGTGAGATAATTAGCATCAGCAACGTATGGGCTAAAGTAATCCCCTGACATCCTGAAACGTCTTTTAGGAATCATACTCAATACCTTGCCAACTTCTTCAGCTACAAGTTGCGATATATCAGTACTCTTTTTATTTAATAATCCGAAAAAAGCCATATTGATTCTGTTTCCGGCAAATATATGTAGAAGAATAAACGGTTTCTCAAAACGCTAAAATCTTGAAATTTGGAATCAATGTAAAACGCTGTATTATCATCTTATTATCAACCTATTACAATCATTTCATTCTTGAGTACAATTTTATTATATAGTACGCAAGTCCACTTAGAATAGTACTTCCTTCCTTTTCATCCGAGTTTACATTATAGTCAAGAACATTGGATATGAACGAACTGTACTCGGTAGATTCATCCAGCATATTACTCGACAGTAATATGCTATCTTTAATAAAATCAGATGTAGCTGCTATTCTTCTATCTATGTCAGTAAATTCAGGCATAACCTTCACACCTGAAAGAATTGTCCTCAACTCTTTAACCATTGAGAAATAAGCATCTGAACATTCGAATATAAATGTAGACGCCTCCAACCCCTTAATTGAATTCTTTATTTCTTCAATGGATGAGGTCTGTCGGAATACAACATCAATAAGATGCCATTTTTCACCACATCGAAATGCTTGAAGCAACAAGAACTTACCATTGACATTTGGCATTATATATACCAATTTATCAGTATATAAATTTTCCTTATCTGGATTAAAGAACGAGAACACCCCTTTATCTCCATATAGATTTCTCTTTCTTCGGTTACTGAATACGGTAAACTCTTCATTACACAAATCATGTACCAAGTAACGTAAATCATCAGACAAGTGCCCATGTTCTTCATAAGTTTGCATTGTCGTCTTATTCTTCACCTTCGTTTTCAACATGGCACCGTTAGCATCTTTCTGCACACTCATGTAGTCCTCAATGGAGTTATTACAACTTTCATCTATGAATATTTCTATACCCGGTATCTGCTCATCCCATATTGCATTAATAAACTCACCTGTCATCGCTACAGACGGATTCTTGTTACCTACTTTATCTTCAACCTCAAATCCTTCTTTTTGTAAAGTATCTATAAACAAGTCCATCCAGGAGCGTTTCTCATCATCAAACGTATTTGCAGCTTTCGTTGAAGCGTCACCATGCAGGAATATCTTTTCTGTATATCCAATACTATGCAAGTATTTAGCAGTTAGTTTAGAAGCTTTTCTAACAGTATTATTTGGGCTTTCAGCACACGTTTCATGGAACTGCCATAACTTGGTTCCATTGGAGAAATCAGCCTGCCAATATGATATACTGATAAATGGCAAAACATTATTATCCACAGAAAGGTGCACTGGAAATAAAGGGTGATATGGATACTCACCGGAATGTCTGCCACGGTTGAACGAACCGAAGAACTCGCTACCGGTACGAATAACACCCCACTCTCCCAATGCGTACACATTGTAATAATCCGGATCGTGAACTCTATCATACTCAAAGTCGGCAACACATTGCTCATCATAAAAACCATACGTACCGTCAGGACTACCAACTACCCAAAAGTTATTCAGATAGGTAGACTGGATAATGACAGTATTTGACGCTTGTTCCTCAATTTGCTTTGTACGAGGGTTAAGTATTTGCCTAGGGGCGTTCTTCTTTACAGATTTGACCTTAGTAAGTTCTTCCGGCAACTCTTTGCCAGCAATAGTAACAGTCATCGGTACATCATGCCATTTATCTTTGTCGATGAACTCTTTTTTTATCCAATGGCTTTCACTAATTGGATTGAAGGTACAAATAATCTGCTGACCTTTCTTACCACGGAGACGTTTACGTAGTTGTTTGAAGTCCGGATGCTCGAACTCTGACCATTCCTCTAGCTGAACACGCTTGTAGTTAGAGATACCTTTTATCTTCTCAGGATCATCAAGACCGGAGAAATCTATCTTCGCACCATTAGCCAAGCATTTAATAGTATTCTGTTGGAACTTGAACAAATGGGATATGCCAAGCCCGGCCGCAGCGACCTTATAATCTTCATAAATGGTTTTGAGAATAGAAGCTCCTACCTTACGCATGACAAGAGTGTTCTCACCGTCCTGTAATGTCTGTATCAGTATGGTTTGCGCAACACTGTACGATTTACCGGAAGATGAGCCACCATACAAGATAATGAAACGGATAGTCTCATCATTCAAGTACTTTAATAGATAAAATCCGTTAGGATTTAGCTTTTTATAATTTATAACCATATTGTTCTAAAAGTAAGGTTTCTCCGTAGGATGAACACAGGAAATAGCCTATAAAATTGTTCTATTCGTCCGATTTATCATTTTCATCAAAGCCAATACGAAGTTCACTGACCTTGTTTCCATCTCCACCTTTGATGTTGACATTCTTATCGGCTTCCCAACCATTCCAGGCACCAAGCAAACGAGCTGCTTCCGTTTTACCGTTGAACTCATAGGTAACTTCTCCTCTCTTATTCTGAATCTTCTTCAATGCATTGCGTGTACGCTTTGGAAGCTGCGAAGGACTTTTCATCTTTACCTTACCTGTCAGTTCATCGACAATATACAAGTCATTGGGGTCAGCAATAATGATATCCATCAGTACACGTTCCACTGTTTCACGTTTAACTTCAGTTTCTTTCGCCCTCTTTTCTCTTATCTCTTTTATCCTTGATGAAACCTTGATGTTTTGCATAAGGGCATGAGCATTGCGCCAAACGCTCTCCTGCTTCATCTTAGAACAGTCGTAAGCCATTCGGTATGCTTCACTTGCATTGCCATCTATGTCAACGTAATACTGGCAAAACTTCTCCTGTTTTAATGTTAATGACTTCTCTTTACTCATAGCTTCAAATTATTAAATTCCTGCATGGAGAAACAGTGATAGTTACTCAACATGCAGGAATAAATTAGAATGGTTGTACATTCATAGGATTTCTATTTCTCCGCCCCCGCATTTTTTTGAGAATTATCCTCTCTCCGCATGGCGAATACCTTTTTTACTCCGTCCTCGACTGACGTATAGGACAAAGGTACTAAATAGATACCCCGGTTCACCGATTGCTCCAAATTGTCAAAATCACGTTTCTCGTTAATCACCTCAATTTCACTCGGTTTGTAGTATTTTACTAAAGTTGCAAAATACATAGTAGTCACAGGCTGGACGTTACAAATATTGATAAGTTGCCGATTACAACCCACCGAATAGATAAGCCCTTCGACGACATCATCTATGTAAGTGAAGCACCGGATATTCTGACCGCAGTTGTATAATGACACCCTTTCCTTATTAAGCAGGAACCAGAGAAGAGTTCTTTCGCGTGGGTTGGGTGAATATACATTATGCAGCCGGCATCCGGTAGCAATCTTACAATAGATAGATGCGTACTGTTCATCGAAATGTTTACTTATTCCATACATGGAAGTAGTGTTCTCCGGATTCGCTGTTGACGAACTGGCATACACTAACTTTACATGATACTGGTTACATGCATCAGCAACTCGCATGAAGGTATCAATGTTATCTTTCCTGATTTGTTCCAGGTTTCCATTAAACACGCTTGTTTGTGCCGCTAAATGGAACACACAATCAATATCCTCATTCTTTAGATACTCGCATACTTTCGTAGCTTCAGTACCGCACTTTCGGTCAAGTCCTATGACTTCAATACCTCTTTTTACTAATTCTCGGCAAAGGGCTTTACCTATAAATCCCTCACTGCCAGTTACAATCATTTTTCTCATCATCACAAAAAAAATAAAGGTGTATCGAATAAACAATACACCAAAATTCAACAATTATATAAATTTCAGTTCTTATTATTACAATCTTTCCTTACCTTTGCAACCATTAATAGATTTCTTAACTAGGGAAATATTAAAAAATTAAAGTACAACATAATATAAAAACACGGTATCATGATTTTTTCGCTTAGTATATCAACAATTGTATGCCTTGGCTTAATTATTTTCTGCACACTCATATCCTATGTATATATCAGAAGATTAAAAAATAAGGGTAAGCTAGTATCAAACCGCCGTTGGGTCGAAAATATCCCTTCAATTATTTCTACATTAGGAGTACTAGGCACATTCTATGGTATCACAACAGGACTTATTTATTTCAATTCCAATGATCTTGACACAAGTATTCCTGAACTACTAGACGGATTAAAAACGGCCTTTTTTACATCAATTGCTGGTATGTTAGGTTCTCTATTTTTGTCTAAAATAACCAACTCATATTTTGATAAAACAGATGGTGGTATTTCAGACGCCAACCATGCAGCATCACAAATATGTCAAGCAGTAAAACAGATGAGTCAAAGTAGCATGACCACTCTTAATGCTTTAAGAGAACAAGCTGAAAACCAAGCCAAAAACCAAACTGCATTCTATCGTACTGTAGGTGATATCCTCACCTCCCTTCAATCATCTTACATAAATACAGAAAATGCTATAAACTCAATGGTTATTTTAGCCCGAAGCCAAGAAATAGCTCTCAACGACCTTAGAAATAAAGCCGAAAGTGCTACTCTATCTCTGGGAGCAGTAGAAGAGAATTCCACTTCTCAAACTGCTGCACTTACAAATATCCAACTACAAACGAAAGAATTATCAAATATTAATCATAATATTAATGAAATGCTTGACGTTCTTTCAGGTATGAGTAGTGCCCAAGAAGAAATATCTGAAGAAGTTAAAACGTTTGGAGGAAAACTTCATTCAGAAGTAGTTGAAATTGAAGACAAAATGGATGCCACAAATCATCTTTTAGTTGCTAAATTCAATGAATTTTCTGAACTATTGAAAAAGAGCAATACTGAAGCTCTTGTAGAAGTAATGAAAACCGTTACAGAAGAGTTTCAGAAGCAGATGAATGCGCTCATTAATAAACTCATTCAAGAGAATTTCGACCAACTAAACCAAAGTGTAGAGAAACTCAATACTTGGCAACAAGAAAATAAAAACATGATCTCTTCCCTTACTAAGCAATATAAAGAGATGGCGAATAATTTTGAAAGTACTTCTACTACACTTATGAAAGTTAGTGATGATACAAAAACTCTCGTCAGTGAAGGCGGCAAACTCAAACAACTTATTGACTCTCTCAATCAGGTTATTATCGAAGACCAAAAATTTATTGATGTATCTAACAAGCTCCAAGAAACAGCGACTCTCTCAAAAAATAATATGGAGCAATTTGATGAATCAACAAAAGTCCTTAATGAGTGGGTTCGAAAACAACGTAATTTCGTGGATGGCGTACAACTTCTTATTGAAAAGCTCGACGAACTCAACAAAATTCGTGATTATGGCGAACAGTTTTGGAAAGGTACAAAAGAAAAAATGGAAGAAGGAGTTAGTATAATCACGAAAGGTTCTCAAACTCTCAACACACAGTTAACTTCACTTGATCGCCAATTCTATAATCGGTTAGGTGCCACGCTCGCTGAACTGGATAATTGTATTACTAAAATGGTTGAACACGTCAATAATCGTAGATAATTATGTCTAAGTCTAATGTTTGGATGTCAGTTTCTGACCTAATGACAGGTCTCATGGTTATATTTCTGTTCATAGCAATAGCCTACATCAGCCGCGTGAAACAGAATCAAACTGTACTTACAGATTATATTGAAACAAAAAATAAACTCCACAACAAACTTGTTAAAGAATTCGCTGGTGATACTTTACAATGGCAAATGGCCATTGGCAAAGACCTTTCCATGAAATTCAAGGAGCCAACTGTTCTTTTTGCTTCAGGGTCAGCTGACCTAACCCCTCGTTTCTGCCAAATTCTCAACAATTTCCTGCCCAGGTATTTCGACATCTTACTCAATGATAGTTTACGAAGCAATATTAGGGAAATTCGAATTGAAGGCCATACAGATAATGTACCGATGCCTAGTTATGACATGGATTCTTATATTGCCAATGTTATTCTATCCCAAAAACGTTCACTTAGTGTATTAAAGTATTTCCGAAAAATGGAAGTATTCGAAAGATACACTCAAGAACAACAACGCTTACTTGAATTTTGGTTCACAGCTAACGGGCTTTCTTATGGCAAATCACTTGATAGCAATGGTGATTATACAATTACTACAGGCAAAGAGATTGATAAAGAAAAATCCAGGCGTGTAGAGTTCCGAATAGTCACAAGTGGCGATGATATACTTGAAAACTTCGTGAATAAAAATAAAAACTGATATCTATGAATACTGATGAGCCTTTTTACCAGTTTGATCGTCTAAAATCCCAACTTAGAACTATGGGAATTGAGATTGGAGAAGCATCACCATGGACCCCAGTAGGAACAATTGAAGTCCTACCTGAAGATATTGGAACAAAAATAAAGTTTGAAGAAAACGGCATTTTTTACATTGATGACAACAAGATTAAACATCAAGGCTTCATGTATAAAAGTAGTTTTTATTTTCATGACTATGGAGAAAAAAAACCGAAATTTCATATGAGATTTTGCGATGCACTCAAACATTTTGGTAAAGATGCTTATCGTTTCGCCAATAATGAACCTATTAAAGTCTTTGCAAGAGATAGAGCAATTCGCCATGAAGTAGAAGTTTCCGGATTACAACTATGCAACTATTGTGCAAATATACTTGCTGGAGAATTAACTAATAAAATTTATAATTCGACTGATTTTGTAGAGTTCCTCAAACAAACAGAAGGAATTTTCCCTGATGAAAATGGAAATACTGATGTTGATATCTTTGGCTATACCAAGAATTGGGAACAAATAAGCCATGCTTATCGTTCTGTGCATCAATTTACATGTGAGCGATGCAGCTTGCAAATAACTGCCCCTCTTGATCAACACTATATGCACACCCACCATAAAAATGGAAACAAAATAGATAATCGAGAAGCTAATCTTGAATGCCTTTGTGTTCGCTGTCATTCAGAAGTAGATGACCGACACAGGAAACGTCTTACCTCTGGAGCAAATAGGATTATACTAGAGGAGTTCAATAAGAAATATCCTTCTAATACATGATGAAAAAAAACAATGATCTATCCTTTTAATCCTATCAAATAAACACATTTACAAATTATCATTTATTTGACCAACGATAATTACCTTTTTACTATCTCATATCCTAAAAACAAGATAATAAGCATGAGTTATAACTAAAAAATGAACATTTATTCAAATTAATATATATCCAATTTATTATACGTACAAATTACTATATACATTGCTGGGATTTTAATATGTTAATAATAATCCACTCAGAACGGTGGAATATATGGTTTATGTTTAGCCAAATTCCAATGTTTCCAAACGAGAGCATAAGGACATAGTTTTTCATCATTACACCTTAACCAAGGCGAATAACATCTGATATCAGGTTCAATATCACTTCCTACAACATCTCTGCTCCATATGCAATGATCTAATAGTTCACATACTATTATTCTAGAGTTAAAGAGGTTGTAAATTTGACCTGCTGCAAGAAAAAGATGAGCTTTTACATTATTATCTTTAACTAATGGATGGTAAAAACACCCTTCGTGTTTACTGTTAGTACAAAACGGTAATCCAAATTCATTAAATACTTTTACTAATGCTTTATTAGTCTTTTGTCCCCCTCCTTCGGCAATATCTAAAAAAAAGTATTTATGCTCTTTTCGCCATTTTATTGCAGAGTCTATTACAGCTTCTATCCAATCATTCTGCAAGTTCATGGTTTGTGTAATAACATCATCACTAGAAGGATCAATAGGCCGAAATAATTGTCTTAATGCCTTTCTTGCTAATTGAGCTCTACTATTAAAATGAGATAGAAAATCCACTGTAAGAGAAGAAACAATGCCATTATTGTCTGTTATAACTTCAAATTTTTCATTATAAAATTTATCATATATTTCCTGTACTCTTTCGGGCAAATATCCTGTTGCCTTCCACTCATTTAATAGATTTACAAATACTTGAGCTGGATTAGAGAGATTAAGTGATATATCACAAAGTGCAAGTATTCGAAGCTCATCCTTTGCAAATTCTGGATAAAGAAATTCTGCTACTTTCGTTGCTGAATTATAAGGCATATCGTAAAGGTCTATATTTTTTCCAGTTACTCTTTTTTCAAGAATATATGCCATACTTTCAAGAATACAACAAGCACCAAAGTTATAGGTACAAGTGCTTGCTTTATCTTTTTCACCAACAAGCAAGTCAAGAATTATCTTATCAACACTTGACTTACCACACAATTCTATTATAGTTTCAGTCTCCTTTCTTACTTTCGTAATAACTATTGGAGTATATTGCCTTGCTTGCCCAAATATAATACGACCAAGGTTCATATCAAATTCTACATAGTTACCATTAAAAAGACTACTATCAATTTTAATAGGTATACAAAACTCTTCGCCGGACTTATATATAGTATTACTTGCATACTGAATGAATTGAATTGTTCTATATATATTAGACAACCCATATATTGTTGTTAAGTCCTGCAAATAATGTATATATTCATGAACTAGCGTGGCAAATGAATCATTGCTCAATTCATAGATATTTTCAATCGTTTCATCTGTATTAATATACATAGCGAAAAATGATGGTACATAATATCCACATTCTTTATTAAATATTTTATTACTCATATATACTTAATTTAGAAATTAAAGTAATCATTGTTTAATTGTCAAAATTAAGCAAACATTTTGTTTCTACAAATATCCAAAGCTATACTTTTGATTTAAATACATATTTAATTTAGAAGGTTAATACTTCTTCCTGTGCATCTTTTCACGGAGTTCATTATACTTCATCTTTTGCTCAATGTGCCAGATGAGGTCTATTTTAAGATGTTTCGCAAATCCAAAGATGCTCTCCAGCATGTCATTGACAATTGTATGAAAGTCATATAAACCTTTGTATCTCCCTGGAATAGGACAGATATATCATATATACTTTCTGTGAATGTTTTATTCCTACAAGCTTCTGCCATATCATCAATAGTATCGCTATTCAAGTCCATCATGGAGAGTTCTATGTTGCGCATCCCAGCAAGGTCAAGTAGACGGATAACAGTATCGGAAAACTCATCTTCAATGGTATCTTTGATATATCTATTGAATACGTTAATAAACTTTTCTTCATTCGTTAGCCACCCTTGACACTCGGCATATTCACCGATTTTATACCGTTCTTTATCAAAGTGTCTACTTTTTCGGTCTGCTTCCACAGCTTCCATCAACTCGCTAATGACAAGACAAAAGCAATGTTCGTTACTCAATTTTTCATCATGAAACCCATGTTCACAAGCGATTTTATATGCCCTATCACGGAGGACGTTCAAATTAATATTATTCATTTCTACTTTCGTTATTAATTAAAATACCGACTACATTTAAATCCTTTGCGTGGTGAGAAGTCGGCAAAATCAAACGACTTAAACAACCACATCTTATTTGCCCATCTCGCAAGGTCTAACTCATACTGTTTAGGCTTACGATTGTTTGTGAAGTCTCTGTAAGGCTGGACGAATGGGGTAATACCTAAACTCTTTAATGTATTAAGCCGAAACAAATCCTGCTCAATGGTAGAATTAAAACCTACCAGTACATAGCAGGTGATTTTATATGACTTCACGTATTTAATCATCTCTTTCAGCCGATCAGTCAAATCAAGCTGTGGCAGGTCCCATGCAATATGGATATTCTGTTTCATTTTCAGCTTATTCAACCAGTAGGCTTGCTCTTCATTCATGATTCGGACATCTACACCGTGTAACTTTATAGGCTGTTTAGCCTTCAATAGATAATCCACAGCGTATTTCCATTCAGGATTAGCAAAAAAGTTGTTGTCTAACACCTCAATCCATTTTCCCATCGGGTTCAAATCAACAGGTTCAACAGTTTGTATATAGCCCTCCTTTTCTCGAACTAAGCAGAACGGACATCTCCGGATGCAGCCCCTGCTAAAGAACTGAATAGAGAAAGGATACTGGGGGTAAATGGAGTAATCCATCAACAAACTATTTTCCACATCATCAGAAAGCCTGCTTGCAATGTTATAGCCAGTACCACCTTTTTCAATTACATTCGCATTTAACGTCAGATAATTAAAATCAGGAGTGAAAGTAAACACTTTGCTTGCCATTACCTTATCATATTGATTGAAAGGGGTAGCCCATTCTACTTGATCACCTCTTGCCTTGTGATAAGCGGATATCCGCATAAGGGCGAAATTGGGGAAGTTATGACCATCCACGTCGATTAATCCAATGTTCATTACTAAATTGTTATTCAATTAATTATAGACTTCATTTTCTTAGTTCTGATAATTTCCTCTTTAGGATTGGATTTGTCTAAAACAAAAGGTTTTAAACATTCCATGCACTTGACGTTTGTCTTTCCTATCAGTTTATTTGTATTCCAAATATTCCAATGTCCACATAAAGGACAATCCCAAATAAAACTTGATGGATATGCTCTCTTCTTTCCTGAATGAATCAACTTCCGAGGAATAACAATAGAATTTTCGCTCATATTCAGTTTGTTTTACATTCATTTCAAAAAAGTCTATTCCTAATCATCACGAACCGGAATAGTTTTGCTACATTTGTAGCTATCAAACTAAAATTATAATTTATGGATAAAGTATCTCCCATTAGCAAAATCGAAGTAGTACGTTTTGAAACTACATATGACAATGGCACACTTGATTTTCACACCGAAAATGTAAGGGCATTATGCAAAGCCTTTTCTTTTAACTTCAAAATCATTGACCAATATCTTGAAGGAGCTGATGTGCGGCGTTATTACGAAATATACATCTCCACATCATCATTCTTCTTTGAAGATTGTCGTCACGTCATCAAAACGTTCATTCTTACATGCGGAATGAGTCTCATGTATACAAAGATGATAGAGATGGATGATGATGATTTTCTTAATATGCCCGAAGAGACCTTTGAGGTAGAAAATCTAATCGTATATACCCCTAAGAAAAAAACAACATAAATCAATGCAATACTTATATCTTTCATTTTTATTTCGTCTCAAATTATTTTTTTATCATTGTGACACATATAAATATATTTTCCATGAAAAAGGTTATCGTTTTTTTTAAAAGATTAAATCCATACTATGACCCATATGAATTTTGTGGTCCAGAAGAACGAGTTAGGGAACTTCGTCAAAGAGACTCTGAGATGAGAACTCACTTTCTTTCATTATTAGCTATATTGATTTCCCTTATAGCTTTATTTATATCTATAAAATAACTGCACATTCTCTGCTACATTTTTTTGCCACATTTTTTTATTATTAAAATTATTACAATCTTTGCACCTAGAGAGGTGGCTGAACGGTTTAAAGCGCCTGACTGATAATCAGGTGATCCTTCGGGACCCGGGGGTTCGAATCCCCTCTTCTGACTATTCTAAAACTATATATGAGCAGGCTTCATGCCTGCTTTTCTTTTGATTGCCACCTTGCTCATATTTATTCAGATTTTTATTCATTTTGAACTATAGTTCTATGATAATTCTGTCCGTTAATTTTCGACGCATATCATCGCAGTGCGAGGCTGAAAGCAAATCTTTGTAATATAGTCGATTAATGGCATCTGCATCTTTCTGATACTCTTTAATCCTGTTAGGATCGAAATCTATTCTCTGCTTCTTTAGCTGCCTACTAATTGAAGCAGAAAAGCTGGTAAGTTCAAGGGTTACTTGTTTCATATTCTTCATATCTATCTTGGTTTTACTCTAATTGATTTAAAATGTTCATCTGTATAACCTCCTTCGCATTAAAGTGAAAGAGTCCTTTTTTCAACTGCCTAACCTCCTGCATCGACATTTCATTGATGTAAAAGTAAAAGGCTTCGTATGGATCGCTGAAATTTCTAGCAAGCGCATTGTCAGGTTTATTATTCATATATCGTTCAATGGCGACAATCATTCTTCGGGCATAACCAGGAAACATCTTAAATTCTGCCTGCATCTGCTTGCAACCGGCAAGGGGACAACCAATACAGCCATGACGGGAAAGATTATAGGGCTCATCGTAATACTTGGAATATGGAAGACCATTTTTACGAATGTAGTTCCATACATCGGCTTCTGACCAATTAAGGATCGGGAGAATATGTTTCGCACCTTTCATCCATCTGCGTGTATCGCATTGCTCTGGCTCATACAACGCCCTCGATTGACTTTCTTCTGCCCTCACACCTTCGATTGTGCGCTGACCGATACCGTATTGTTCCTTTAACTTTTCACAGCAAAAACGCCTCATTCTGCCGGGTAGTCCTTTGCTTTCAACCAACTGAAAGAATGATTTCTTTGGATGAAGTATCTGAACCTGTGAATAGTTCTTCTTTATAAAACTGATTGTGCCAGGTGGATCAACCGTCGTATTTGCGTAAGACGCATTATACTTTATACCGGAACGCTCAGCAAGATCGAGAATAACAACGCTATCTTTACCAGCAGAAAAGCCTAAACACATCGGATTGTCACGTTCCATACTACGAAGGAAATCTATTGATTGCTGTATTTTCCTTTCTAAAGTCATATATTAAAATTATATTTTTATATTTGTAGGACTAAAATAAAATCCAATAAAATGTACTCAATTATCACACAAAACGACCGATCTGCATGGAAAGACAAAACAGGAGAACTGTATCATCATCCAAAGCGCTATCTAAGACTATTAAAACCTGGTACTAAAATCATCTATTACAAAGGTCGTTTACAGGATAGAAAATATGAAAAGTTTCGTCCAACTGCAAAACCATATTATTTCGGTATAGGAGAAATAGGCAATCAATATATCGATCCTGAATCAACTAAAAATGACTATTACTCCGAGATAATAAACTACCAAGCATTCGACATACCTATTTTTATAAAGGATCATAATGGACAATATTTAGAAGAAATCCCAGATTCACGTAAAAGCAATTATTGGAGAGATGCCGTACGTGTCACAACCAAAGAGATATATGATAAAATATTGTCACTATCCAATATCAATTACAACATAGATAAGGTTGAAACAGAATTTACGACTACCATTACTGAAGGTAAAACGAAAAAGATTTATTCAACTAAATATGAAAGAAATCCAAAGTTACGCCAACAAGCCTTAGACATTCATGGCTATACATGCTGTATATGTGGATTCAATTTCCTTGAAAGATATGGTGAAATTGGACGTGGTTTTATTCATGTACATCATGTTAATCCACTTTCCCAAACAGGTGAACAAGTTGTTGATCCGAAAACAGATTTAGCTCCTGTATGTCCCAATTGTCACAGTATGATTCATAGAGATAAAAATCACATTCTGACGATTGAGGATTTGAAACTAATATTCAATATTGATTAATTTGAATTAAAATTTTTCCATTAATTTCTTCATATACTGACGACTCATGTCGCAAACTTTCGTTTTCCACTCTTGGCGATGAGAATAGTTTCCATATTCATAGCGAGATTGAACCTTGTATGAAGGACAAACGCTTCTATAGACTAATATGGAATGTTTTCTCATATCGTTTGCACCTACCTTATATGCTGATTCATATACAGCTTGCCCTACTGCATCAGCAGCGATATTAGGATTGTACCCTGCTTTTATAGAGCTTTCTCTTGCTTTTTCTTCTATATTCATTTCTATTCTATTAACTAAAATACTAACCCTTACTTCTCCCCTGCTTAGTTACTCTAAATTTATAAATCAGTAACACAAACAATGAGCAATAGCATTTTTAAGGTTATTCTAGCTTCTCAGAAGACATTTTTATAATCTTCTTAATTTCGCCTTCAATGTCCCTGCATCCGTAATGCTGTAAAAAAGCGACAGTAATCACAATAATATCAACTGCCCTTTTCTTGTATTCTTGATGACCATCAATATTATCAATAGGCAAATCCGACAATTCATCTAATTTCCTCCATGCAGCAGATATTTTTAAGCTAAAAGCCTTCTTGGAAGTATTTTTATTCAAACGGAAACGCCGTTCTATAATTTTCAATATCCAAGGAGCAAGCTTATTCAATGTTATCATATTAGTTGGGGTTAATTGTTATTCTGATAGTATCACACATTATTTCATTTATCCTCTATTATTTACAGTAAAGCGACAGGTTATATATACAGATACCTCATCATTTTTATTCAGTCTTATTACGTATTTGAATGAAGCCCCGTCTTTCAGTTTCCTGGAGAAGCTGCATATCTCCCTCACAAATCTCACAATCAGTTTCTCCATTAATAGTAGTATAGTCAGGGATATTAAATCGTTCTCGTATTTTTCTTTTTACTTCTGGAATATCTTCAAGTTTGATATGCCTAGTGTTCCAGTAAATTGTCACCTTCTGCTTCCTGTTTGCCATTCTTTCTTTTGTTTAGATAAGAGGTTATTTCATTTGAAATTCTTAACGCATTGACGGCTTCTTCATCTCCTTCTTCAACTCTACATTCAAGTTCGTTCCGGTATTCTTCATACGACAATCCATTTGTGTAGTTCGTTTCCTCTGACAAATTAGCCTTATGGTTATTCCAAGATTGATTATCGGCAACAGCACAACGCTCTTTGTTATATTCACGAAGCCATCCCATGATAATAGAACCATCAATGCGATTATAATTTTCACCGTATTTCATTTTCATAGCGTTCTTGAAACACAGTTTAAAATCATCCGTTTTCATGTATGGATATTCCTCTATGATTAAATCTACGGTCGTTATAACTTGCATGGCCGACATGGTGTTACCAACATTGAAGAAATCTAAAGCATCAGCAACTAAGATAACCAGTACTGCCCTAGCTTGCGGTTCCCCAAATTTTCTAATTATAGTTCCGATAGCAGGTTCATTGCTTAGAAATACATCCTCAACCTTCTTCGGGCGAAGAGTTTTGCAGTAATTCTCCGGCGAGGTCTTTAAGGCGACTAACCGATTCTCTTCTTGTGGCCGTAGTATCAGTTCGTTTTCCATTGTAATTACCTTCTAAAATATTAGTGAATTTTGTAGGTAAAAATATCCAGTCAAAAGTGCATTGCCAATTTTTATCGTTTTGTCCAAGCAGGAAGGGACTATTTAAAACCAACTGGAACACATCGAATATAGCTTGCTTTCCATATTGAGCAACACGTGCTTTAATAGCTTTCTTACGTTTCGCATCTATGGACTTTATAGCAGGAAGTTTACCCTTAAACGTAGAATTAAAATAATCCATCAACCCAACCCAATCAATCTTTTCATCAGGGAACAAAGAAAGCTCGTCTTTCTTTGATTCTCCTTTAGGAGAAGTTTCTTTCTTTTTAAAATCAGAATCATTATCATCTACATACTCATCATCATATACATTATCATTATCGGCTTTTTTGGGTTTTCGTGGGTTTCCAAATAACCCACTGGGTTCTGTGGGTTCTTTGGGTTCGCTTGGGTTTTCACTTTTCGGACGTCCACCCTTAGTACCATTGCTCTTATTCCTTTCTACAATAGACATATACTTGTCAGTATCCCTGTCTATATCTATCTTTATAAAGTTGAAAGCAATATTTGCCATAGGTTTCAACCCCCGAAGATTTCCCGTTGTCGCATACTCAATTATGCTTTCGTAAATCTCCAACCTGACATCATCCGGCAAATCCTTGATTGCTTCTCTCCACCCTTTATAAAAGATGAATGAATTTCTTTCCATATTTTAGGGGATTATACTCCGATTAGTAGTAATACTCACAGTCTTTTTGCTTCCTTTAGCTTTTTCGCTTCTTCCTTGTAATGAGTAATCATCTCTTCTAATTGAAAGTCACTAAATTGTCTGGATACATTTTTCTTCGCCTCCAGGAGTAGCACACTACGTTCTCCATATTTGAATACCAAACGCCTACGATAATCCTGAATATTCCCTTCCATGAAGCGGTTACAATGTCTGCATTGAGCATTGCAATTCATTTCATCAAAGCGGGTATTCATATGCTGACGATTGATATAATGGCCGCAATCAGCTTGTTCAAATGGCTTTATCTTACCACATGATGTGCACTGAAAATAACCACCAGGCATCGTATCACGATAACGGATGAATAAACTAAATACTTTATCTAGTTTCTCGATCAGATTAGGTTTCTTCTTGACCTTAACCCCTTCAACCTCAAAAAGAGGCTTCTTTTTTTCTTTCTTCTTGTAATTTCTCCACATGATAATTAAAATGCCATATTGGTTAATTGACGACCACGACTCATGATACACCATTTTCTCTTTTCCGGTTGTTCAATGCGTAACTCTTCAACACGACCGAAGCGCCGGAAATTTCCACTCAAATCGACAACCCACCCTTCTTTACCTTGACAGGGGCGAATAACACGGCCGACCATTTGATAATAGAGAGAAAGAGATTTAGTTGGACGTGCAAGAACAACTGTATCAAGCTCCGGATAGTCGAATCCAGTTGTTAGTACACCGACATTAGCGACGACCTTTATTCTTCCGTCTTTGAAGCCTTTCAGAATACGTGCCCTTTCTTCTTTTGATGTAGAACCACTAACGATCTCACAGTTAGGAATTTCAGAAGCTAGTTTTTCTGCTTCACGTATAAACCTTGTAAATATCAGAATACCTTTGCGTGGTATGCCAGATTTGGGGTTTAAGAGACATTTAGTCCATCCAACTATATCCTTATATATATCGACACGTTCAAACTCTTGCAGAAGGCTCTTTTCATCATAATCGGCTCCGGTAGAATTAGTTCTTACTCTTCTTAAATCCAATTTTGTAATATCGTAATATTTTAAATTAGCAAGAAATCCCTTCGCAAGCAGTTCGCTCACCTGGCAATGATAAATTACATCAGTGAAAACTTTTGGCCGGGTACGAGTAATGAATTTAAGCATCATTCCTCCACTACCTGAACACAATCTGTAAGGAGTAGCTGTAAGTCCAATAACCTTCCTTTTTTCATCTTCAAAGAACTCCTTATACATACCTTTAGCTGGGTTTACTAAATGGCACTCATCAATCAGTACGTGCTTGAAATGCTTGAAGAAAGTCATATGTTTCATCACACTACCAATTGTAGCGAATGTAATACGGTTGATATCTTTTCTTCCTACAGAAGCGGAATAAACCCCACAATCGAATATGCCGTATGATTGAAGTTTCGCAAAGTTTTGTTCAAGGATTTCCTTACTTGGTTGGAATACGATAAGTGGTCCATCAATCCGGGCGGCTATATTTGCAATTACAAGAGATTTTCCGGCACCGGTTGGAAGGACTATCACGTAGTTCTTCTTTTCCTTAGATTTGAAAACACTAACTGCTGCATCACTAGCACTTTTTTGGTAGTCTCTTAACTGGTATGTCATAATTTGATGTGATATTTGTGTACTTTCGAATGACAGTCACCACAAAGGGTAACGAGACAATCAAGGTGTTCAAGTTCATGCCCGACAATTGACTGTCCGTTAACCTTATATATTTTGTGGTGAATCTCTAAATTGAAATTTTTACCGCACATCTGGCATTTATGTCCATCCCTGATGCGAACCTTACGCTTCGCTTCTTCCCAATCAGGATTATTCATAAGCGACTTCACATAATTGGACTTCCTGCCTTTCTTGTGCTGTAATCTACTCATCGTCTTTCGCTTCTTCTTCAGGAAGATTATCAGAAAACTCCTCTTCGAAAGTGTCTCCTAAATCTTCCGTGCCATCAATAGGACGTTCAACTTCGGGATATTCAAGGCCGAACAAATCCAACATTGCTTTTCGGTTCCGATCTTCCTGTGCCCAAAGGGAACGTTTATCCCAATCAGGTATTTTCTCTGCCTTTACAAGTTTCAAGGCACCATTAACCCAAGAATAATATAAGAAGTGACCGTTAAGAGCAAATCGGATCGTATTCTTACTTGAAAGATGATACTCCCTTGTTCCCTTCTTGACTTCAGCAGCAAGATCTTTGATTTCTGTTTTGATGGACGCTAACCTGTCTTGAGCATCATTTTTGATTTTCTTTGCACGTTCGATAGCTTCCAATAATTCACGTTCACGTTTAGGAACTTCATTCTCTTGCTTGATACAATACTCTTCACGTATTTCATCAATCTCAAATGTGTCAAGGATGCGTTGAGTAACCTCACTTTCAGGGAATGTGGCATTAAAATGCTCATTCACCAACTTTATAAGTTCATCTACATCAGTAGAACCTTCAAATAATACAGGAGGGAATTTTTCCCGAATAGCGTCGGGAACAACAAACTCGATTATCTCGGGTTCGTAGTTTCTTAAATTTGCAATCATAATTTATAAAGGATTAATTAGTACCGATTTTGGTACTCATGAATAAAATCTAAGTAGTGTTGGTCTTCAGGTAATGGAAGCGTAATACCAAACTCAGCAGCCGCATCAATCTTCACGCTTTCCATGAAATTATGCATCTCTAAGGTATTGAGTTTACTTGTTCCTCGCACAATAGTTTCTACATTACCATTCACATGCACTTGCTTTACAAGAAACTTCTTACAGTACAGGTCATGTATATCCTGTACACCATCAGCAGTACTCCAATACTCTTCACCAGTGTATTCACGTAAGCAGGCGCCAATACATTGAAACCATTTCCACATGAGAGCATTTTGATTTAATGTCCTCGGTTGTGTCTTTCTCTTAATGGTTACAGTGTATTCTCCATTACGTAACGCGCTGCACATGAACTCGAAAGACTTATCCATTTGGACTTTGCCATCTTTCTTTGTTAATGTTGCTTCCATAACTTATCAGAATGGCAAATCGTCCTTAGTCGGCGGGGGCGGTGGTGGGCACTCATTCACTGCATTCTGCTTTTGATTGTTAGTTTGTCCTGGAAGAGAGGAAGGTGGCGGTGCTTGTTGAGGCTTGACAGAAAGCATCTCCATATTATCGACAAAGAGCTCTGTAATATACCGTTTAATTCCTCTACTATCATCGTAACTTCGCGTTCTTATCTTTCCTTCCAGGAATAACTTGTCTCCCTTATGGACGAACCTTTCAACGACATCGGCAAGACCACGCCAAACAATAATATTATGCCATTCTGTTCTTTCAGGAACCTGTGTTCCATTGGCAAGGGTATAACCTTTTTCAGTAGTGGCAAAGGAGAAAGTGGCTACTTTAGAACCTGCTTCCAAAACTCTAATATCGGGGTCTTTGCCAACATACCCGATAAGCATCAATTTGTTTAAACTCATTATTTTTCCTCCCTTATTGTTACACGAATACTATCAGCTTTAGGAGCTACTTTGACATATTGGGAATAAATCTCCGGGTGATCTGCTTGAAACTTTTTAGTATCAAAGCTATTACTAGTAGAAGCGGGTGTGTAGCTGACTCTCAATCTTCCGGCATCCCATGATTTGACACCATTCTCACGCATAGCTGCTTTCAGTTTCTCTTTATAACCTTTCTGAATTTCAGTTAGGTCTGCAAGTTCTTCCTCAATTCCAATTATAGAATTTACAAGCTGCAATGGTATAAGTGATTTTTCATCAGCAGGAACAGGAAGATTGGATAAGTACTGCTCTCCATTCTTCTCGCATTCCATCAACTTCTTGACTTCCTCATCAGGCTTACGAGGAATCTCAACCAATTCATGTTTATCACCACGTACCCAAATGCCAAACAGTTTATCAACTTTGATCAATGGGTTTTGAAGTTCGAACAGATAAGCATAGATTGACAACTGCCAACTCAAATATTCTTCATCAAGATGTAGCGTAGTTTTAATGTCACCAAGGCTAATTCTATCGGCTTTCTCCCAAACGCAGTCAATATTTGACGCGAAATAGTCGTTATCTGAAACGGTATATTCATTAGCAAATGCTTTATATCCGGCATTTACCCTCATTCTGATATAATTTTCTGCTTCAATACTCTCAGGCGGTAAACCTGTTGCATCAGCAAATTGACATTGACTATGAATAAGACTACCCTTTGCAGCAGCTTTCTTCAAAACAAAATCCGGGACATCTTTATATTTATCAGGGAACAACTGCCGACCAATCATACCGGTTACACCCTGCAACTGTTTTTCACCGAGCATATAGGTGTGGTTTTCCTCATTGAAAACCACACTGGACTTCACTAATTCTATCATTATTATCAATTTTTAGGTGGATACGTTTTCTGCATATCAATAGTTATGTCCCTGAACTCTTTATTATTATGAAGTTCCGGGTGTTCAGCCCAAACTTTTTCAAGCTCTTCCCGGCTTTTAACACCAGTCATTTGTTTAATTGCACGGTCCAGGTCTATGCCAGTATATACTTTGCCCGAAGTATTTGAAGCAGAAACATTGGGAGCATATACTTTTTCTTTTGTATTACCATAAGCAAAACGAACATGGTTCTTATTATCTACAATAACAAGAAGGATAATCTCCTTTTGCTCGTTATAGCCAATTTCTTTCACACTGAATTTGGTATATAGAGCAGGAGAACCTGTTTTGCTCTGATATACTTCATTTTTTTCAAGTGTAATCCAAATGAAGGGACCTGTATAAAGTTCACGTCCAATTCCCCAGTTAAACCCTGCACGTTTAAAGGCGTCCGAAGCCTGTCCTTTCTCTTTTTCAGTGTTGGATTCTGTACCAACGTCCTGTTTACTCACCCACTCTTTCTTTTCATCGTCCCAAACAGACAATGTACAGAATAGATTTCCATTAACGACATCATGGTGTCGCTTCCAGTTCATTTCTCCGAATACTTCATCAAGTATTCTCATGTCTACTCTAGCATCCTTGTAAAGTAGCAAGGAGCATCCAGAACCATCAGGCTTCATACTACCAACTCTACATTCTATTTCAGAAGCTAGAAGCGGTCTGATAGGGTTCTTTTTCTTTTCTTCTTTCTGAGCCATTAGTTCAGTTGTTTTTCTCGTTGTCATAATTCTAATTTAATGGTTTGACTTTTAATTGATTACATCAGTAAAGTTATCTTTAATTGACAAGTTATACAAACAGAAACTTCGCCATTTTAACACCTTTTTCAGTAACAAAAACTGCCTGTACAGTATTGTACAGGCAGCAAAGCAAATGTCGAAAGTAAAATCCAATGTACCTTATGGATCGGCTACGCTTAAAGGGTGTACGGCTCCCTCGATTTATACATAATGTAAATGCGTGGTGAGCGGTATCGGTATCGAACCGATCTCTTTACTTCTGTGCACGAAGTAACATTTCATCCCAGAGTACTGACCGCCCAAATAAAAAAGAAAGGTGAACTATTCTCACGAACCATCCACCTAGAAACACAAAATAAAACACGACAAAACAATAAATATCACTCTCACGAGCTACTGTGCTCCCGGATAGCTGTTCAAAGCACACCGGGATAGTTAGAACAATTCAAAACTCAAATTAGGGACTTTAACCCTACAGCGTCCTTTTCGCCGGTATCATTGGTTAAACATAAAAGAAAAAAATATCTGTGAAGGAACCCGGACTTGAACCGGGACGGATTTTACATAAGTTTTAGCATGGCCACTCTCAACTTAATACCACACACAATATGTATGCGTGTCTGCCAATTCCACCATTCCTTCAGTTCGTAGCCGAACGCTTCCGGCTACTGTGATTGATTTTTAAACACAAATATTATTTCTCCTTCACAGGGTACTTAACTCTAAAAGAGTTGAGCCAGGGAACAGATTCGAACTGTCGACCTCATGTATTACATGCACTCTACCTATCTGAGCTACCTTGGCAGTTGCCCGGCGAACCGGGCTAATAAACATGACAAATACTAAAATTAAGCAATGAAACCTTCACAGGCTATCTTTATTTTGTTTCTTATCTTCATAGATGAATCGTGCTGCTAATAGTAACACAACTATAAAAAAGATAATATACGACCAAGTAATATCACTTCTTGTTGCTTCGATTCCTCCACCTATATACATAGCCACTATTAAAGCAGTTACAGTAAAAATGTTATGAATGATCTTCAATGATTTCATTTCTTCCTCCTTCCTGATTTTAACTTTTTTCTCATACATCGGCAATGAAGTAATACCTGAGCAGCATTACAATGCCATTTCCCATTTTGAACCACTGAAGGTTTATCACTCTCAATCTTGCCTGCTTCAATGAGGCTAATCAACTTCTTCTCACCACCTACATAGTATGCTGACTTATCTTTCCCGAATATCTCTGTCGAAAACAAACGGAGAATATTATCAAGTAAGATCTCAGCCATTTCACCTCTAATCTTCTCCATAAGCTATTATGCAGTTCTGGTAACTTTAAATATCCCATTTTCAACATCAGTTCTTGTTGTCCAAGACATTCCTTTTGCTTTTTCTATGTAAAGTCTAGAACTCAATGTATTATTTACAGAGGTCTTTTGAATGATGGGAAATATTTCTGTATCTCCAACATCCATATTTCGTAATACATCAATTACACTACGTCTTTCAATTTCTTTTTCCATACTGATTATTAATAGATTAATAGGTTCCTCCGATCCAAGATTATTCGCTAATAAAAAAGGAACGGAGGATTTTCTTATTTTTGAAGTGTCTAATTTTAAAATAAGAAAATATGAATAATGAAGAAAAAGTAGTTTCATACTACAAAGAACCTTTAGAGAAAAAAAATCGAATGGACTTTCAGACTCCAAAGCATTCTATTGACTGTTGCATCCGCTACTTTTGCTGTACTTGTTTCTGTAAGCAATCTTTCAACAAACAACGCTTGCAGTCGAAATTTACTATTGGTGGTAGTATGTTCAAACGCACTATCCATCCTTTTTTCGTGTATAACCATATACGAGAATCGAGTAATGAGCAACGTGATGATACACAATGCTCAAAAACAGGTAAAAGAATATATCCTCTATAGCTTATACAATTCCAAAATGACCGCAACGCTAGCCGTACCACGCAAGAAGTTCTTCGCAATTTGTGAATCAATTTCCTATATATCATTCCTCTTCTTTATTATTAGTTTAACAGTTTACGCAATTTATAAGATATACGCTTAGTAGCGTATATCTTTTAATCTTTCAATCCAACTTCCATCGTTATGCCTTTCTATCTTATCTTGCAAACGCATTATTTCAAGTTCAGCTTCGTGCAATTTATCACGATAATGTTCAATATCATTCCTCATGCCATCCACATCATCACTCAATATCTTATCTATCTCCCTATTGCTATAGACATTATGATATAAAGTTCTAAAGTCACTCATACTGCATGTAGATATATACCAAACCTGTCTATCAGACGCTAACATTCTTAGAAGCTCAATAGAATTTCTATCTATAACTAAATCACCGTTTACATTAATTTCATCTGTCAATTTCCCAAACAAACTTCCTGTTGAAAAATTGAATTCCTTTCCGTCAAATTTTACTCTATCCATACTGATTATTAATAGGTTCCTCCGATCCAAGATTATTCGCTAATAAAAAAGGAACGGAGGATTTTCTTATTTTTGTAGAACCAACTTAAAAAATAAGAAAATGAATAAATTTATTGAGATTACCGAAGACGGTAAACGCATCCTTATCAATCTAGGATGTGTTATTAGAATTGAGGACCATAGAAAACAGTGTATCCTACATTTCATTGATGGGACACCGCCATTAACAATCACTCTTACGTATGAGACTTTGAAGTCGATTCTTCAGGATCCCACTCATTCACTGTGTGGGTGACCCTCCAAACGGGAATACCAAAGAAGGTTATCACCTTATAGCTTTCAAACACTTTCACGCAATCCCTGATGGGCTTGCCGCCAATAAAGATGTTTCCTATCTCCCGGAAGGAGACATCTTTAATTTCAATGATTGCTTTCATAAACGCTTTTTATTGCATCAAACTTATCTGAAAATGAATGCAAAACATTCATTAATATCCGGAACATTCCGTATGTAAATAAAGCACTTACTGCACCAAGAACAAATGAAGTTGTTCTTTCTTCAAAATCACTCAACGTAAATGTTGTGATAAAAAAGTAACACGAAGAAATAACAGAAGCGAGTATCATAAACATTGCTCCTAATATTATCCCGATTACTAAAAGCTGGAAAAATCTTGTCATAATTCTACATTCTTTAATTAAACATTGAAGTGATGAGCGGATTCGAACCGCTGACCTCTGCTTGTGGTGCTCTTCCGTTAAGCTAAGAGTATTTCTTGAGAGACTCGAACTCTCAACCATCCACCACACACAGTGCTCTAACCTGCCTGAGCTACATCACCTTTAATATCATAAAGCAAATACCACGATTTGCCGACATAAAAGTCTAGCTGCTTTTATTTTTGCAACGATACGGTCTGACCATTAACCACAGCATTATATCGTTGAGAAGCCTGCCTACGTCAGTAATCCCTTTCGGCACGTGTCGGCTCCCAAAACACCATTTTACCAATATGTCAAAGAACTCTTCTCTGTGTTCCCAGTCTCCTTTTAAAGGCAGGCTCATAGACCGGACTGGGTACCGGATAACCGGGGTTTGGTTTGACTTAGTGAGGGTTAAGATTTAGCGGAAGTGTAAATCAGGTTAGCGATTGTAGAAATGGACTTAACGCTTTCAGCAAGTTCCATATTCTTAGCATCCGCCTTTCTCCACCATTCTTCAAACCTTTCGTTGTCTTTTCTAAGCTGTTCATTCTCTTTTCGCAATTCCTCTACTTGTTCTTCAAGAACTTGCTCGCGTGATTTCTTTTGATCTTCCATGATTATATAAATTGATTAATCTCCGACATAGTGTGCACCATATTTTCCAGTACTGTTTGGGTTATAATAAGCAGAAGCAGGAATATTCTTATTATTGTATTCTTCGCTTGGAGTTGCTTTAGCGGCCTTGCTAATTGCTTCGTGCCTTTCAGCTAAGAATTTATCAGTTCTTGTTTTCACCGCTTCCGATGAAAAGCTTTCTTGAAGTTTAGCGAAGCTCCATGCTGATTTTAAGCACTCTGAGAATGTTTTTCCACCTTTCTTATAATTGCGGTGTGCCGATTTCATGATTTGTGATAAATTGTAGCTCATATTCTTTGTTTTCAAATTGTTTTTGTCAATCACTTTTTGTATGTTTGTATGTGTGATTGATTTATGGTGCAAATATATCGCTATTTGACGATATTGCAAATTTTAAAACCGATTTATATTGCCATATGACAATATTTAACCTTTATAGACAAATTTATGGACACGTTAATAGACCGAATTAAAATGATTATTGAAGCAAAAGGCTATTCTCCTAGAGCCTTTGCAATGGCAATTGAGTTCAATTATTCTACTTTGAACAATTATCTAACAGGAAGAAGAAGCACAATAGATTCAGAACTAATAGAGAAAGCCCTAACGTCATTTGACGATATTTCAGCAGAATGGTTATTACGAAGTAAAGGTGATATGTTCATTCAAAAACAAGAAACTGAACCAGGAATGGAAAAGTTGAAGAGCATAGTATTTACAATAGCCAATTTACAAGATGAGATCAATGAAAAGACCGTGCTTACTCAACGTCTTTTGGAAGAGAACCAAAAGTTGAAGGGTGAATTAGCCATGCTAAAGAATGAACGTAATATAGGATAAACTAATAAATACATAGACACATAAACAAATGAGAATTATCATTCATATTTTTACAGCATTAGCATTGTTGACTAGCTTAGCTTCATGTGGTAACAAAAAAGATTCATACTCAAAAGGTAAAAATGGACCATTACAGCTATATGACAATGGAAAATTAATTGCGTCTGTGTTCAAGTCCAATAAAAAGGAATATCATATATGGACTAAAGAAGAAATGAAGGATTCTAAGGATGCATTAACTACAAGAAACAGATTAAATATCGGCAAAGATTTTGCAACCTATTTTTACAGAGACAGTACATTAGACGAAGGACATTATTATGCTTCATATCAATCTTTATTTCGCAAAAATCCCATAGTTTGTAGTGAAACTAAACTAAAGAACGCATCGGAATATTTGACTGATGAAGAAGCTATTAAAATGAAAGAAGAATATGAGAGTGAAAAACAAAATGAATATAATTCAATTTACGAAAGAATAATTGGGTTTAAAGACATTACTTTTTGCAAAAACATATCAGATATAAAACAATTTCTACATATAATAGAAGAAACCAAAGAGGCGATTAATCACGGAAAAGAGAGCGCGCAAAGAGATAATGCAAAAAAGGCATTATTTACGTTTCAGAAACACAATTTTCCATTAGCTAGAAAAATATATTATCAAAATGCAAAAGATGAATTATGGGAAAAAGATATTGAAGTTTCAATGTCAGGGAAAAATATAACCTTCACTGGATATATGTTTGTAAAGAACCAAGTAAAAGAAGACACATATTTAGAAATAAGGGATGAAGTATCGAGGCTAAGATTTAGTACTGTTGGCTTCAGAGCCTTCGAAGGAGATGATAGAACATATTGGGAGCTTAATCCCCAAAAAGATTCAGAAATATGAAGAATGAACACAATATTAGGATAATAAAGAAACTATGAAAAAGATATTAATCGCATTAATACTTATTATACCATTCTTTGCAAATGCACAAGAAGTTAGTGATTCAACATTCCAAGATTCACTGAATGTATATGAAGATACTCCGCCTGAATATCGTTCCAAAATAGATTCGCTATATTCAGGACTCGAAGAAAAGTATAAAAATCAACAAGTAAAGAATATCGGTGGAATTCCTTTTGGGATTTCTAGAGAAAAAGCATTATCTATATTAAGAAACAAGTATGGAGAAGAAACATATAATCCAGGAGAAAAAAACATATTGTCTTTTGAAAATATAAAGTATGCAGGTGTGGATTTTAACAATGTACATTTTCTTTTTCAATCAGATGGAATCAATAGTTATTTTAATGCCTGTATTTTCGTTTTAACCGCAGATACAGAAAAAGAAGCAATTAACAAGCAAAAAGAAATGAGCGAAATTTTGTCTAAAAAATACGAATTATCTTGCATTAAGGATGCTAACGGCCTTGATACATACGGTGGAGGTATATCTCCATTATGGGATGGTCATTGGAATTCGCTATTAAAAGGGGAATATAATGTAGCTATACATACAGATATACTCAAGTATAATGATGAACTAGCCAAAAGAACTGGCATAAAATATGCCACTCGTATAATCTATGGTCCTTACAATTATATTAAAGAAGAGTTTTAATTTCTATTATAATAATACAACATGAAAAAAATTACATTTATCTCATTTGTAATCACCCCAATGGCATTATTTGCACAAGCTCCGGCACCATCTTTATCATTCGAAGGCGGAGGTAGACTACTCATTATTATATTAGTTTTAGTTATAGTCTTCTTTATTTGCCGGGAATTGATATGCTGGTACTATAAAATAAATAAAATGGTATCTAATCAGGAAGAGATTATTAGGATACTAAAAAAAATTGCAGGAGAAGATAATAACGACTCTAAAATAATTGATCAGTTAAAAAAAGATTATAGCCAAGAAGAGACGATAAGACTTCTTAAAAAGATAGCAGGAGAACAAAACGACAAATAGATATGAGCTATAAAACTAAATTTAATCTTTGCATAGTAATAATACTTCTTACATCACTTTATTTTTTTCCTAAAACTACTATTATTATCGGAGTTATATTAATAATAATATGGAATTCAGATAGTGGTGGTAGTGGAAATTGCAAAAAACAACATTGGATTAAACCTTATATGCGCAAAGATGGAACAAGAGTTGAAGGTCATTGGAAAGAAAAATAGAACGAAAAATAATGTGAATAATTAATCAGATGCAATTATGAATAACATACATTTTAATAGTACATAAGACAAAAGTATTGCCGTTTCCGTGCTGTTAGGCATTTTTCAACGGCTGTAACTAATTAAGTAGGAAGCGTTTAACGAACATTATTAGCAATAAGTCTAGTTTAGTTTTTGTGTTGAGTGCTTCCTCGTCGGCGGACGATCTAGGAAGCACTTTTTATTTATCTATTTATAGAACAAGCTGGACAATAGCACTAAATCAAAGAAAAATAACATAAAGTTTGATTATACCTAAAGCTCTTTTATATTCTATTAAATCTTAATGCATTTCTTTTTGCGAGCAAAGACTTGACTCCGTTTGTTTATAGGGGGATGCTCAAACAAGAACAGCTCTCCGGACGTTATACTACTGATATCAACCAAATTATAAACATTAATTGCAGATAATATGTGTTTCCACAACTCCATGTCAGCCAAAGCCATCAAAGTTGCCGCCCGTTACGGACGCAAATCGGATGTAGTCGAGATATACCAAAGCATTCTTGACGAACAGTATCATGTGAATGCGTTTACTTTCCCCAGATATCCTATCATTACTTCTTCGGACGAAGTACAGGTTTTCAACTGGGGACTCATCCCTTTCTGGGTAAGAAGCGAAGAGGATGCGACAGAAATAAGAAAGATGACACTTAATGCCCGTGCGGATACCATTTTCGAGAAACCGTCTTTCCGCGAACCGATCATGAAGAAACGGTGTATAGTGCCCAGTACCGGCTACTTTGAATGGAGACATGAAGGAGCAAACAAGATACCTTATTATATATATGTGAAAGATGAACCTATCTTCTCGATGGCCGGCATCTACGACCGTTGGCTGGACAAGGATACGGGAGAGGAACACGAAACTTTCTCCATCATCACCACTGACACCAATTCGCTGACCGATTACATCGATAACACCAAACACCGGATGCCCGCCATACTCACCCAAGAGGAGGAAGAGAAATGGCTCAATCCCTCATTGAGCAAGGCCGAAATAGCTTCTTTACTGAAACCCTTCGATACAGAGAAGATGGATGCATACGTTATCAGAAACGATTTCTTAAAGAAATCTCCCAATGATCCGACAATAGTACAAAGGGCATAGGAAAAAGAAGTTTATCCTAAAAAAGTGAGAGGTGTGAGAGAGGAATTGCAACTTTTATATTTTTATTTCACTGTTTCTACTCTCTAATTTTCAACTAAAAAAAATACGAATGTTAGAAATCCTCTCTCACTCCTCTCACTTTTTCCCCTTTATTTCATGAAATTCGGAAGAAAGTACAAAAAGAAACAGAGTTCAAAGAGTAAAACGTGGTGGGAAATCTGGAAAACATAACCATCTTTTCCGAACTTCCCACCACGTTTTATCTAGTTCGCACCGTCCGGTGAT